TCCATGGCGGATAAATCCAAGCCGACTCTCTAATTTCTCAGATAAGCCGACTTAAATTCATCTTCAGTCATAGGTTGCCCACCAAATGCTTGAATCATGCTGTTAAAGCCATCAAACACTTCTTTATTTTTATAATATGGACAAAACATATATTATTAACATTTTTCATGATTATTATCTTCTGGATTATTCTCCATATCCTCTTGAACTTCATCTAAGAAGTCATCAGAACTGTAATCTATAGCTTGTGTAAGCATGCTTAGAGGATTAGACTCTAATTCATTATTATTTACATCATCTTTAGTCTGATTGTTATGTGTTTCTTTTAACACATTTTCAACAGGTTTTAAAGATTTATTATCATAATCTAAAACATCTTTAGCTAACGTCTCGTTTATATCAATCTGTTCGTTTATAAATTCATCTTCAAGTAATACTCCATTATCATCAACCTCATATTGAAGCTCTGCTATATAGTTCTTAAATGCTTTATTGTCAGACGTAAGGTTATTATTACAATATATTATATTCTTACCAGAGAATGTATCTTGCATATAGTTAGATAAAACTGCTACAGATTTTGCTAAAGCATACCTCTTAGAGTTACCCTTTTTGGTAGAAGATGTAGATATTCTATTTATATTAACGTCATTAATAGACAATTGGTTTAGTATTTCTCTAACGAAAGAATGTAAATCTTGTAAAGCTAAAACTCTACGAGCTTTAAAGCTTTCAAGCATTTCTCTATTCTGTTTGAGGAGAACTTCTTTTTCTTTTACATCTTGTGTATTGAAAATATTCTCAAGTCTATTCATTTCGCTTTCAATATACTCACTAACTCTATCATCACTAACACCTCTTTCAAGTACATAGTCAAACATTGGAGTTGTAAAGTGTATAACAGTATCGTCTTTATTTATTAAGCTCAAAACTTTATCAATAAACTTACTCGGGTCTTGTTTTATATTAACAGTAACTGTTTTTTCTTTAGCTTCTTCGCTCTTTATAGTGTTATAATAATCTGATTCTTCAACGGAATCATTTACTATATTTATAACAACATCAGCTTTGTTTATACCAACTCTATCTGGAGCTTTTTGACCAGCCTTTAACTTAACAGGACCAACTTTTATAACACGTTCTGTATTAATATTTTGAGGTTGAATAAAGTTATCTTCATCAGCTGATGTAGCTTGCTTAATTACTGGCTTGTACCATGATAATTCAAATTTATAAGCATCATTAGCCTCATTACTATCTTTTACGAGCTTTTCTACATCAGATACAACTTTATCGTGAGAGAACTGTTCATCAAGTTTGTTGCTTTCAAATATAGAACCAACTCCGAAAGAACCGTACATCTCAAGAATATTAGCCTAACCTTGCTTTATTCCAGCTTTATTTACAGCTGCATACACATACTGCATGCCAACACTATTACCGTCTCTGAATTTAATAATAGCACCTATATTCTTATATAACATATAATTCTTTCCACTCTTAATCTTAATATAAGAACTATCAGAATTACCAGATATTACAAAGCTCGGATATACTTTATTGTTCTCATTTTCAGCCATTATTGGTTCTCCAAGAACATCATAGTTGCCTCCTGATAACAATACACTATCACCTTCTTTTATGTAGTGAGTCTTGACTATATTATCATCATACCAGTAGTTTCTTGATATAATATCAATTATGTTTTCAGCTCTATCTGCCTCAATATTATCAACATCATAGTTATATAAGCTTAACAAGTCGTTATTTGTATTTACAAGCTTACTCTCGCTACGATTCATATCATGTAGTGCAAACGTAAGAGCTCTATCATATTGTGCTCTGTATTCAACAGGAACTAAGTCAAAGAATGCATCAACTCTATTCTGGTCATAAGAAGAGTAGTATGCATAGAATGCTAAATCTTCAGCAAGCTGCCTAACTTCTTCATCTTGATATGATAATAATTGACTAAACGCACTTGATAAAACCTGCTTCTTACTCTGATTAACCTTCATTTGATTTGTAGATAACACAAATCTACCGACTGGTGATTTCTCATTAGCTGATATTGGGTTTAGATAATTCAGCAACTCATTCTGAACACCAAGCGTAACTGGGTCTATAAGACCTGGATAATTCTGTGGATTAACTTGCATATCACTCTTAAGTTTATTAAATCTTAAGAAGATATTATCAGTATCTTTATTACCAAATAATATAGTTTTTATTTTATCTTTAACAGAATTTATATCTCCACCCATAGTAAAGTCTATAGCATCTGGATACCTTTCTTTAAATGAAGCAGACTTAATAACTCTTGAACCAACGCCAAATAGAGATAAGAATCTTAAAACGTTATCAATAGAATCAGATATAGTATTTATAACTTCATCTTTTGAAGTAGGCTTATAGCTAACAGCATTATCATCTGTATCTTTAAATCCTAACGTTTGACCCATTATATTTCTAAATATATTGTCAAACAGTCTCGTTGCTGTAAATGATTGATTCTTCAGTAGTAGTCTTGTTAGTTTCTTAGCTTCTTTAAACTTACTACCTAAGAATGTATTCTTAAAATACTCATTTATAGCTACCGTTGATTCAAATCGTTTTAAAGATACTTTCTGACCAGTCTTATCTTCTCGCTCTTTAGCAAGTTTTTCAACCCAAGATTTAAAATCTTTTCTGTTTATTGTAAATCCATCAGTTGTCTTAAATATATCTATACGATTTGAGAAGTTTATATGTTGAGCTATTGAATTACCAAACCTCTTAGTATCAATCTGAGATACTTTAACTAAGTCTGATAACTTTTTAGCATAAACACCAACATCTTTAAACGAACTTAATGCACAAGCTTGGAATGCAAGTGATAACGCTTTGTTAATTCCAGGTGCTTGAATACTAAACTCTAATGATGTCTTTCCTAGTTCTACATCAAACATCTATTTCTTAGAAAATGGTCTTTTTATAGAGTTTCTCTCTTCTGGAGTAATACTGCTATGATTTTTATCTATAATTAAAGAATCTACATAGTTTATAAATCCTTTAATTTGCTTTTGAGAATCTTCATCATCAACAGCAATAAGACATTCTTTAAGCTGTTTTAATAGACTGTAGTATATTTGATTATATATACTCTTTTCATACTTGCCAGTATAATCACCTTCGCTCTTATCACCTTCTAAGTTAAAGCCATATACATTACCAGAGTTGTTCTTTATGTTGGCAAACTCTTTTATAGATGGTTGTGTTAAGAATGTAAATACACCAAGACCTTTTCCAGCTCTAATTAAAAAGTTAGTATGACTGTATGTTGTTTGGTTTACATTTAATGCAAACACATACGGGTCTTTAGCAACGTCCACGTTAGCATTAACCATAGCAGATAACCAATCTGCAATACGCATTCCGTCTTCTCCATATATAGCATCAAGACTTCCAAATTCATATGGGTTTTTGCCATAATCAAATGTTAATCCTGTGTATTGTGTAAGAGATAAGTTTGTAACATTAAGAGCAAATGGTCCAATACCTTGTTTACCAGAGCTAAACTCAAGTTTTCTCATAGTTTGGAAATATGGACTAAGCTGATAACCACCAGCCGAATACCCATCAGATGTATTCTTTAGATACTTCTTAACAAGTTGTTCTTGTAATATGTTTGTTACAACATCAACAGAACCTCTTGCAAGTGAGAAGTTTTTATCATCTGTAAGAATATCTATATAAGTATCTATAAGGTGATTTTTAACAGCTTTCTCTATATCTAAATCATCTGCAATAGAGTTAATAAGTTCATCATCTTGGCTTTCTATAGCCTTAGCAACATCGTCTTCACTTCTTCCAGATATTTTAGATATAATCTTAACAGCAACTTGCGTATTGTCAGCATCACCATTATAAATAGATTCTATTAAATCGTAGTCGATATTGTGTTCAGAGCCTAACTTATTAAAATATTTAAGAGCTAAGAATATCTTATCAACGTCGAAGTCAGAACCAGTCTGACCAGTAAATTCTCTTGGTACTATTATAACATCTCCAGATTGTTTTGGTAGAATATCAGCAACTTGAGGTGCAAACATTGATGATTGACCCTACGTAGGAATACGATAACCAATTCCTAATGGTTTTGCATTTTCACCAATTATATTCTTCTCAAATAACCAAGCTCTTATAGCTTCATATCCCTTTTGTTGAACATTAGATGGAACTACATCTCTAAAGAAATTCTCACTAATTATTACTTGAGTGTAATTTTTATCAGTCTTCCACTTAAGTTCGTTTCCATTATTAAGCTCTATAGTTTCAGGTATTCTATCTTTAGCTTGTTCAAGTCCGAGTAAATTATCACCTTTCTTAAACTTAGAGAATCCAAGTACAGATTGCTGAATTGCAGTACCACCCTTTGAATTTATATCTACAACAAGTTTGTTTATAAACTTAGATACACTATTCTCAAATACTCTTCTTGACATCAAACTTGATATTGTTCCACCTTTACCAAGTATTTGTAAAGCTGATGTACCTAAACCGTTACTCTTACAAACTCTCTAAACAAAGTCAGATACAGCTGAATTATCAACATCTCCATCTTCGTTAAAGAATTCATCTTTTACGGAGATTACGCCAAATTGAGTAAGAAGATTAATTGTGGTCATAATATCTTTTCTGATAGCTCTACCAGTTCTTCTCTTATCACCATGACCATACTTCTCATCATCAACTAAGTTTGAGAATGCTAATTTAAACATCTGCTTACCAACCATACGTTCGTCTGTTTCGTGAGCTTTTGTGTTTAACTGCATTCTAAGATTATCTAAGCTTTGTACTTTTATAGAAAGTGAATCTTCAGAATCTTTATTAGTAACAATTCCAGTCTTATAATCTACAGAAGTATCGCTATTTCTATCTATTAAAGAAGATAATTTAGAAACACTATCTTCAACATTAGAATCATCAGATATTAACTGTAACCCTTTTTGAACAGCTCCAACTTTAACAGCAGATTTAAAAGTAATCATGTCTATTTCGTTTCCAGTTCTATTCATTCTCAAATATAGCTTGGAGCCTGTATTTGTAGACATGTTAAATTTAAATAATGGGAATATAGCCATCTTATTAAGAATTGTTCTATTTCTAAAGTTATCGCCTTCTTGATGAGAATAGTTATCGAAATAAGACATCTTTAATGGGAATAGCTGTAACTTTTGAATCTTAGACGCGAGCTTTTCATCTTTAGCCCAATCTTGTTCTCCAACATTTACACGGTTACCACTTTCATCTGCATAGTATCCGTTTTCGATTATATTGAATGCATCTTCATCAGAATATCCAGTCTCATCTGGAATTACAGACCATTGCCCAAGACCAATTCTAACCCTCCTATATAAGTCTGGTCTTATTATAACCTAAGCATCACATACATTTATTTTCTTGTATGGATTCATCTATTGGTCAAGTTGAGATTCTATCTTACTTTTTATATCTTCTGGAATACTATTATATAGAATATTAAAGTAATCTCTATCTGAATATAGTAAATCTATAGCTTGAGACTTAGATACTCTCTTTGGCTTTACATTCTCACCATTAGACTTATCTTTAGCTTTATTATAAAGAACATCTGCTACATGTGATACAAAGTTATTAAACTGCTCATTTATAATACCATTTCTAACATAGTCTACAACAAGCTGTGTTAAGAACTTTTGTTTTACTTCGTCGTAGAATAATGATGGAGTTTCAATATCTTCAACATCAAGTGTTGTATATTTAGAATGGCTTGGTATGTTTAACTTCTTTATTTCATCTTCATTGTATTGAGTTCTGATTTCCTCACCTGGGGATAATGTACTTCCAAGACGTTTGATTTTATCTGAGTGTATATCATCGAGATTATCAACATTAACATCAACTTCTATATCGCCATTTTCTCCATAAATAGATATTGATGTTCTAACAGATGGGTATTTCTTATTACCTTTACTCTTATATTGAGCAGGGTCTCCAGAGAATACCTTCTCAAATTCTATAGTTGAAATTACACTATTTACAAAGTGATTACTAATAAGAGATATGAGCGCACTATTTTGAATATCATAGTTATCATACAAATCAGTACTTGAGAATAATTTAGTCTTAGATAGAGTTTCAACATAAGGATTAAAGAATTGTTGTGGTATATTTGTAGGAATAAATCTACCATTCTTATCTTTCTGTACCATTTGTAGCGGACCATTCTCAGACAACAACTCAAGCTCATTAATAACATCTATGTATATAAAGTTGTTTACACTATTTAAAATATCCTTTGAATATGTATTAATGCCAAGATTTTCCTCCTCTACAGCATATTCTCTCAACTTTTTTAAATAGTCTCTAACGAGTTCAAATCCATCTAATTCAGATTCGTCTGAACGTAAAGCTCTTAGTTGTGATACACTATATCCATTTACAACAGAGTTGTCGTCTTGTGTGGCTTTAAATCCAGGCGTCTCAAACATCTTTTGAGCTTCAAATATAGCCTATAGTATTTGATTTAAGTTTAGGTCGCTTTCTGTATCATATCCATCTATATGATGTGGTAATATATCATAAAAATACCTAAACTTACCGCCATTTCCAGAAAAGTCCATTCTTCCATTCTTAATAACCCCGTGGAAGTTTTCCTGTAGCTTATTAGGATTCTCTGTAAGGTATTTTATATTATCTTCAGAATAATATTGTATAAGAGCATCTAATTCATCTATAAAATAGCCGGCAATGGTATTAAGAGTGTCTTTAGAATATGCTGGAGCAATATCTCCATATTTACCAACACTAAATCCATTAAAGTTATAACCGCTATATAACTGGTTAATAGCTCTATTTTTAACATCCTGCTTAAACTCGTTATCGTCAGTAAGACTTCTATACCAATCCATTGCATAAGACCTAAATTCGTAATCTTTAACATCTTTGATTGGTATTTCAACAATACTATTATCGCTCTTAAATTTCTTTATAGTTTTAAAGTTCTCACTATAAACTTTAACAGCAGCATCTCTAATAAGCTTGTTTGGTATTTCTGATATTACAACATCGTGTCTTAATTTTAGATTTGGTGATGTAATAGAATACCAAGTCTTCTTATCAGCCATTGTTGGCAATATAAGGTGGTCATTCTCGGTCATATACATCTTTGAAAGATAATCTTCCATAGCTGTTATTCCGAAGTAATCACTACCTTTTAACCTATCACCATCTTTAAGACCTACGAATGCGTTTATCTTAAGCTGAGTTTTAGAATCATCTTCATTAACATTATCAGAAGCGTAAAGTAGTAAAGAGTGTCTTGAATATGGGTCTCTTCTAAGATTTTTAGAAGTTTCAGATTGTGGGTCGTTTAGATTTCTAACTCTACTTGATATATAGTTATTTTGACCTATTGGATAATACATTTCACCACTTGGACCTTTTACAGAGAAGTCTGATGGGTCTGGGTGTACAGCATCCCAAGATGCAGCAAGTTGTGCTATAAATGAATCTTTATTGTAGTTATTATAAACTTGGTCTAATTGTTTTTCAAAACTATTAACACCGTCTGATTGGATTATATTTTCACCAACAGACATGCTTAACGTTTCATTTATAATACCACTTATACCACCTTTAGCTTTATCCGTACTGCTTAATAACTTATGAAGTATTTTAACTTGTTCATATCCAGATATATTCTCGCTATCAGAATTCATAGATATATAAATATCTATAGATTGTCTATCAGCGTCTATACCTATAGAGTTTAAGAATTTAATAATATCGTTCTTTACTGCTGTCTCTTCACCATTATTATTAAGTTTAGATAGTACTGTTTGTTCATTTGCGATATACCTATTATTCTTTTTAACAAGTAGTTTAGATAATTTTCTTACAACTTTATCAAGTTCTTTTTGCCTACTACTAACGAATGAATCACTAACAACTATACCGTCTTTACTATCAATCTTAGTCAAACCGTTTGTAAATAGATTTTTAGACCACTGTCTTGCAATATTCCTTTCTGTTGATACGAGAGAATCGTCATTTATTCTCCACTCTCTAAGCTTATCAGATATTAATGAGAATTGATACAAACTTGAATCTATCTCAGAATCATTAACAAAATCATCATCGCTATTATTCCAATCTTTTGGGTCTGATATTTTTATATATGATACATTTGGCTTACTTGAGTTTATAGTAGCAAATAATTGACTTCTAAGTTGAACATCTGGATTGTCATTAGAAAGAAGCTGGTCAAGCTTTTCTTTAAGAGCGTAATAGAATACATCTGATTCTGCTCTACGAGAAACCATTCCGTATATAGAGTTATATTTATATTCACCATTCTTATACTTAACAATGCCATCTTTAACAACATCTTCAGTATACACATCATCAAGAGATGAGGCTTGCCATAAGTCTTTAAGAATCTTTGTCCAAGCTTCATTAAAATCCCAGAATAAAGAAGAACCAAAACCATCTTGTACCTTCTATATATCTACTGAACCATCTTCATTGAAAACTCTTGTATATTTAGGTATTGAATACATAAACATCTTAACTCTAAGTGCAGCATTGTCTTTTTTACTTATAGATAAGTCAAACTTATCAAACTCAAAGTCGTTTCTTTCTTCTGCATCTTCAGCTTCTTCAACATCTTTTTCATGTTTAATCTTAACATTTATACCAAAGTCTGCAAATGTTTCTACAAGCTTGCGTTTTAAGAACTCTGGGTTATCATGTATATCTTGAAGCATTGATGACATTTGTTCAGATTCAGCTTCATCAGCCATATCTTGAACCTTATCGAGAAGCATACTAAAATCAAGTTGTTGATTCTTATCATATGCACCAGAAATTTGTTTAATTTTCTCTATAGAGTCTATGTTAAAATCAGATATAACCTTTCTAATAACAGCATCCAATACAGCAAATAAATCTGTATGATTATCTATATACTTAAGATTGTTTAAATCTTTATCAGAAAAGCCCGGAATGGAGTAGTCTATTTTATTTACACCGTACTTATACTTCTCAGCAAATTCTTTAGCAGATTGCCTATCAAGATGTTCAGTATTACCAAATTCTCCTCTCTTTATAGACCTAAACAAAGCTCTATATGCAGACTTTCTACGAGATGTTACAACGAAGTCAAGTACGTTATTAAACAGCTTCTTAACCATTCCTGGAAGCGAGTTGTCTTGCTGCATAACTATGTAATTCATAAACTCATCAGCAAGAGCTTCTTCTATCATAAGATTTGTAACGCCTTCTTTATTAAACTCTTTATGAGTCTTAGCGTATGAATCCCATATTTTAGAACGAGTATTAGCATCATTTAACAATAAGTTTACATAGTGCCAAGCCTCGTGATATGTAACACCTTCACCGCCATTTGTTGAAAGCTGTATAAGACCAGTAAGCTCTCCAGCTATTCTGTCTAAAGATACTTGTGTAACGCCGAATATCTGGTCATTGTCAGTACTTCTCATTACACCGTTTCTTACTATGATGTTATATCTGTTTATACCAAGATGTTTTTCAAGCCACTTAACAGCCTTATCCTTATCAAACTTACCTTTTGATTTATTCTTAGAATATACACCAGTTACTGGCTGACTCCAAGTTTTCATCGTACTTGTTACAAACTGAAGTTTACCTTTTCCATTCTTAAACAAATCAAGTCTAAGATAACCATTGTTGATTCTAATGCTATTTATAGTGGTAAGTGCAGTATTTTTTGTTATACCGCCAATATCTTCAATCTTATAAGATGTTCCATATTCCTTATTATACTTATCTAAGAAGTCTTTTACAAGAGTATTTAGATGGTCTACAAGTTTATCTAAATTACTTACATTGAACTTCTTAAATTCAGTATTAAGATATGGGTCTGTTACATATATAACATCTTGCAAACCTCCGTTGTTATTAGCACTTCTATGATTCTCTTCAAGCTGCTTTCTATAAACTTCTCTTTCTTCTTGCGTTTTAGGAGATTTGAAGCCCATATTTTTACGAAGTTCTGCCGCCTTATCTCCAGCCACTTCATTAGCTTTATTGAACAAATCTGGATTTATTACACTAAACCCAGTACTAACAACACCTTGTTTATTACCGCCAACAAGCTTTATCTTTGATGTTGATTGTGGTTTTCCATCAGATGGTGCTGGAGTTTCTGAATTAACACCACCAGCAAATACAAATGGGTCTTTGAATATCTTTTTAGAAACATCAGTACTTACCTTCTTATTAGACAAAAGCCAAGCTAATACACTAACATTTGATTTTGATACAAACTTACCGTTCTTAAGTTCAAAGAAATCTTTAACTCTGAATGACAGTTGTTTATTACCAAGTATGTCGATAGTTTTTTCAAGTTGCTGTTCTTGAGTTAAACCTTTGCCAGAGAAATACTCACTAATCATATTTTGTATAAACCTACCTATTATTGATGTAGAATCACCAACTTTTATAGATGAATTTATAAAATCTATATCAGTGTTCCAGTGCATTTGTGTAGCTATAGCGTGAACTATTTCTTTTCTATTGTTTTCGCCTTGCTCTGAATCATCGAATATTTCATCTTCTGTGTATATCTTTTCTTGGTAGCCGTTGAGAGGGTCTCCTATACCTATATGTAATTTATTTATACCACTACCGTCAATATCTCCAAAGAATAGCTGCTTTCTTGCTAAGAAGTTCATTGGGTCTCCACCAGTCTTTGGTTGATTTCTTAATAGCGTCTTCTCTCCACTATGTATAAAGAACTCTACAATCTTATCAATTTCAGACCTATTATTAGTTCCGAAATCAAATCTACCACACAACATGTACATCAAAATCTCAGCAGTAGATGGAATAACTTTACCATCACCAGTATTTATAAGTTTACCTTGTGTAGCGTCGTATGATAGAGTAAGTTTAACATCGTCTTTAGAACCTATAAATTTAGACTTTCTATTTCCATCTTTATCTATAAATTCCTGAGTATCAAATCGTTCTTCGTGTAGCATTATAGGAATAAGGGTATCTGTTCCAGATAATCCTTTAACAAGCCAGTATAGCTTACCAGACAGACCTTTACCGTCGTAAATCTTACCAGAATCCTTTGATAATAAACCATATATTGCAAACTGTTCAGATGTTTCTGCCAATGCACCTTTACCATATCCAAGAAGAATACTTCCGTCGTTTAATTGAGCTTGTATCTAATCTATTGTAGCGTGTTCATTATTTCCTACAACTCTCTTCTGTTTAACATTATCTATAACACCATTACTTTGTTGAACGTAAGATGGTGTTACGTCATCTCTAACTTGCTCTGGAAATATATATTCAACAACTTCTTTGCCGTCCTTTACGCTAACTCTCTTCTCTAAATACTTGTCAATTATACTATTTCTAAGCTCTCTAAGTCCGTTTATTTGGTCTTTTATAGCTTCTTCGGTAAGCATTTTCCTACCTGGTTTTTGATAATGCTTTCTTGCAAGTATCTTAAATTGAGTGTGTACGTTTCTCCAAGTTGTTAAATCCTGCTTGTATTCTGTCTCATGTTCAGATTTGTGATAATCTTTCTTAAGTGGTTTGTGTAACCACCACTTCTCAAAATCGCTTTCATTTCTACCCTGACTAACCCACCAAGATTTAGCAAGCTTCATTTCCATTTCGTTTATAGCATCTGTAGCTAACTTAGCTCTTCTACTATAACTATTTGGCAGTCTTTGACCTGGCTTCAATATCTTAGAGAAATCAACGCCTTTCGTTATAAGTCTATCGATTAGATTCCTCTTTTGAGATACAGTATATTTACTATTAGGCTCTCCCGGTACATCGCTAACCATTAAACCAAGAGCTCTTAGAGTTGTTGCGTATGTATTATTATCATCTTCAAGTATAAGACATACTGTCATAGAGTCTCTAACATCGCCTATGGTGTTCTTTTCAGATTGTTGAGATTGAGTTACTATATAGTACTTTTTAGCAGACTGCAACCAGCCTTCTTTAGAAAGCTTCTATGATAAATGCTTACCGGATGCTAAAGGTTTGTTTAATTTAACTTGCTCACCGTTAACAGTAAGTTTCATTAATTCATACTCACCAGTCTCTTCAAATAAATCTGGATTTGGTTGATAGAAGAACGTATTACTTACAAAACTACCAATAGTTTCATCTGTAACATTCATTCTGTATCTTTCGACGTCTTGTACAGTTCCATCTGGAAGTTCTTTCTGGTCAAATCCATCAATTTCAGCTCTACCTAATATTATAAGCTCGTCCATTAACTGTTTAGACTGCTTCTTAGACAAAACCTTATCTTTGTATTTTACCCTTCCAGTTGTACCATAGTCCTCTGTATCGACATCGCTAATGTCTTCTACATCTTCAAAGGAATTAATCTCTGCTTCTGCGGCAGCTTCTTGAACATCTTTCTCTTCATTTGCTACTTCAGCTTCTATTTCGGATGCTGATTCCTGAATATCGTCATCATCAACATCAATCTCAGATTCAGCAGCTGCTTCTTGAGATTCGGAATCATCTTCAGGTAATTCTTCTTCAGAATAATCTTCTTCTTGTGTTTCTATTTCAGACTCAAGCTCTAATTCTGTTTTATCACCATCATCTACAATGCTATCAATATCATCTTCATCTTGAGTACTTGTAGGTTCGGCAGGTGTGTTTTCAGGTTGATTTTTAGCCTGTGTATCTTCACTTGGAACTGTTTCACCATCACCTTCTTCTATATCAGAATCATCTGCAATCATTCCTCTTGCAAGAGCATCTAATGGGTTTATTGAATTATCTTCTGATTCTACATCAGCTTCATCTTCAACGTTATCTGTATCTTTTACTCCATCTGAACCTTTCTTGTCGCTTAGAGCTTTCTCTTTTTGCTTGCGCTTTTTCTCATCACGAGCTTTATTCCTACTCATGTATCTTTCTGCAAGTTCATCTTCTTGTTGTAGTGTATCAGGAATAGCTAAATCACCATTGATTCTCTCGCTGTCCTCTAAATCATCAGATTGTTCTCTATTTGCTTCATTGATAATCTTTTCAGTCTGAGAATCAACTTTTTCTGCAGCTTCAACGTCTCCATCTGCAGCATCATTCAGGTCTACTTCTGTAACTGGTGCTTCTTTCCATAATCTATTAGCTATCCTATATCTATGCTCTTGGTCTTCGAGGTCTTTAAGAAGTTGTTTTAATTGTGCCTTTTTAGAAATATCACTCATGTCTCTACGAGTAGCCTGACTATCAACATGCTCAGATTCTAATTCATTCTTAGAATTAAGCTTAGCGTTCATCTTCTCGAATTGAGTAAGTTCTTCTTCAAAAACATCAGTTCTTTTTGTACCGTTTATAGCCTCATTAAGTGATATTGGATTTATAGATATATCTTTGTTACCAACGAGAGAGTACATCTAAGCTAATATCTTTTGAGATTTAAGAGAAGCCTTGTTTATAAAGTATCTTGTAACAGCTTTATCATAAGAATCATCATTATCTATTTCATACTCATTAATATCATCTTTAAATAAATCTTCGTATGTATGATTTGTCTTACCTTTCTTATTACCGAGAATCCTATCTTGCTCATCAGTTAAGTTATTCTCCATTCTCTTAAGCTCGGATATAAGAGTACCAAGCTTATCTGTATCTATATCAAGTCCAGTTTCTCTTTGGTATAAGTTTAAGAACTCCAACCTTGACTCAGATGATGATAATATCTTTTTTATATTTTCAAGCTGTCTGCGAGAATTTAATACAGCTATTCTTTCTTTAATAAATTCAGCTTTAGATACATCATTGTTAAAAGCATAATCTTCGGCGATATTTCTTATTTCATCAGAAAAATCTTTATCGTTTTTAAATCTATCAAGCAAAGAAGAATATGTTGTATCAGTCTTAAGTTTAGAACGTAATGCTTTGACTATAAACTTATTATTTATAGCGTCATCAAATGTCTTTGCTGTTTCATTAAATTGTTCTTTATGAGCTTGTCTAAACGCATATTCAATTGCAAGATTTTTTGATTTTGAATTTCCAAACACACTTGCTAAATCTTCATCAAATGCAGCTTTTCCAATCTTTCCGCTTGCATGGTTTTGAGAAACATATTCTCTTATATGTTTGTTATTTTTAAAAGTGTCAAAGCTATTCATCTCTTTAGCGAAAGATGACAAGTCTTCTTTGCGCTTCTTATCTACAGACTCTTTTGTAGATTCATATTCATCACTAAGCTTTTTAATTGTTTTTGCAAGCTTTGGATTTTCTTCTTGAATCTTATTTATTTCATCATCTGATAAAGTGCCTTCAAACAGCATATCTACAATATCAGCTCTTTCATGATTCAGTTTATCAACTTCTATTGCGTTTTCGTTAGCTGCATCATTACTCATCTGATAATCTGTAATTCTCTTAGCTCCAGTTACTACAAAGTTCTTATATTTATCGCTAAAAGTCTTAATACCAGCATCATTTAAAGTCTTCCTAATCTCTTTATTATTATACAGATTATATGCGTTTTGCATGAGCTGCATTTCAGCGTCCATGTTAGACTTCCTTATAAAAGGGTTACTTTCGTCAAGATTATTTTTAAGTCTACTCATAGACGTTATTAGCTGTTTGTCTGTAACGCCTTTTCTAAATGCATCATAAAACAATTCAAGGTGAGCTTGGTCGTCGAGGTCTTCAAAATGCTTACCTATAAGACTTGTTACTGTTCTATCTGACTTTACTTGCTGTATAAAGTCTCTAAAATTATCACCACCTCTAAATTTAGCCGGAAGTGCATTTTTAGCTGAGTGTTGAACACCACTTTGCATAATAGATGAAGCAAAGCCTATATTCATAGCCTTTCTAATTTCATCTGTATTTAAGTTTTTGTCAAAAGGCTTTAAACCAAAGTATGCAAGCATAGATTCTCCAGCGAGACCGATATTTCCGAATACTTCATCTACGTCTAATATATTTTCACTTCTGTTGTAATCGTCATAAAGACCTCTTGCGTATCTATCTTGTAGTATTTGCTGTTGACCTTCTTCAATTCCTTCAGATATACCCTCTGCTAACAATAGTTTACTCTTACTCTTTAAATAATTACCTAAAGATTTTGCGTAAAGACCTTTAGTCGTATTATTTGCAAACTGTTGTGCAGAAGCAGCTTCTTTCTTTATAAATCTATTTGCTATCTTGTCTGTAGCAGAGTTAAAGATTCCGTTAAATGTAGGTAAGTAATCCTTAACTGTAATAAGCTCGTCCATTATTGGTTGTGATAACTTAGATGAAGTTGCTCGTAACGATGGACTTAAGAATTTAGCAACAGCTCTATTAGCATTACTATTAATAGTAGCTTTAGCAAACTTATTAAGAGCTTTACCACCAAATGAATAGAACGGCATTTGCTGTGCATAATCCATAAGAGCTAAAGCATTATTCGCATTAACAAGCTTATTTATACCTTTTCTCGCATCTTTCTTGATTTGCTCAAAAGCCGGATTATCTGTTTGAACATTAAAAGCCACACCCATCTCCATAAGTTCCTGTGGTGTCATATCGGTTGTATCAAGATTGTTTCTTTTTGCATAATCTTGAATTTCTGATATAACATGACTTATATTTCTTTCATCTGTAGCTGCAAGTTCAGAGAATACTCTTGTGCCAAGACCTTCGATTTTCTCCTGACCAGTCTCTTGTCTTTTCTGCTTAACAGCTGCGTCAATACTATTTGCAGCAGATGCTGCAGTTGCCGCCCAACCTATAACTGGAAGTTTTTTAGCAGCAAACATCAATAAAGCATCTACACCTTGTGCATTAAGAGTATGTTTCATCATAGCTACACTTGATGCTGTTTGTACTGCCGCATATTGTGGATGTATGATTAAGTCGTACCAGTTTTCACCAAATTTATCTACACCTTGCTTGAATGATTCTGGAATATCTTCTGGATTGTAAAGCTTTATGGTTTTGTTAGCCCAGTTATCTTTATTTTTTAAAGCATCTCTTTTTATATTTAAAGACTCACTCACACTTCCATCATACAACATGCTTATAACTGGTATAGCATTAGCCATCTGGTTAAGTGTTACATTACCAGTTCTTGCTGCGTATTTATCCTGTTCGTACTCAACAGTCTTTTCAGCAATCATATCTTTAAGATATTTCTTCCACTCCTGAGCTTTCTTTACATCATACTACTTTTGATTTTTTTTGTAAAGATTTAGGAATGAATCGGAATTCATGATTGCTTGTTCTGTTATAGCCGTATCATAATATGAGTTATTCGTTAAACCTGCAGCATTTCCAAGTTTTCCTATGTAATTTGCTCCATAGTTAAGAATATTATTACCGAGGTTTAATAATTGAATAGGACCATCATACCATTTACCACTTCCACCTAAGTTTTGAAATATATAAGATGCGTTTGCTTTAATTTTATCAGAAGCTGATACATTATCAAGGTTATACATAAGTTTTCTGACAACCTGATGATTTCTACCTTCTCCTGTAAAATAGTTATCAAGATTTTTTATCTGCTTGTCAGCTTCATCATATTGAACCTTAAGTGTTTGATATTCTACATCACTTGTACTACCACCAGATTTTATATGGCTTTTCATAAGTGTCTCAAACTTACTTTTATCATTTTGAAGCTCACTATAGTTTTCAACGAGTTTTATATCTTCAAGGCTTTGTTCATAATCATCTATCTAAGCCAAATCATCATTCGCTGAAGTTTCGAGCAGTTTTTGTGTAAAAGCCCTTGCTGTATTTTTAGCACCAAGATTCCCAGTAGCCATACCTACTGTAAAAGCGAGCACTGATGAATTTAATCCATCAACAAAACTCTTTGCTTTATCAAGCCACGTATTATGCTCTATGCTTGCTCCGTTGTCCATATAACTATATACGGCGGGAGCGTTGTAAATAGAAGTAGCGTCTCCTTTATATATATCACTATTGTAAGGCGCAGAGAAAGCCTGGTTTTGAGCTGCTTTATTTTGCTCAAAACTGGCTAACCATGCACTTGCACCAGGAGTTGTATATGAAGGCTTACTTTTACTACCCTTATTAAAACTCTTGTATCTCATATTAATTATCTTGTCTATGACGATTTATATTGTCTTTGCACTTCTCTTGCTGCGGCTTCTTTTCCTCCAAATAAACTCTTGTCATAAGAAGTGTCTATTTGTCCGTAACCTTGACCGCCATTGTTATCTATCTGTTTAGATATTGGAATTTCTACAAATGTATTATTTACCTTTGAATCTATAGTAGTACCATTAACATTCATCATTCTCAAACCTAAACTCTTTATTAATTGTGGAACATTAGAAGAACTAACACCTATAGAACTTGCATATCTTTCGAGTACACTATACGGTACTGAAACATTTGCTAAAATATCTAACGATTGTCCTTTTCCTCTATTTGGAACTGTAGTTACGCCAATTCCACTTTTACTAACAACCCAACCTTTTATCTTATTTCTCTTAAGGAAGTTTTGGAACATCTTACTTTGACTACCATTTGTTAAATCTCTTCCAGTAGAAGCATTATGAGCTCTATAATTTCCAAACCAAACTCCGCTTTCTGAGAAGTTTAATACAGGATGTTTCTTTCCAAACTTACCTTTACTTTCATCTATAACATATTGTTCTTCGTTTCCGCCTGTAAGAAGATTTATTATTTGCTTTCTACCTTCAGCATTAATGTCTGTAAACACGTTATTATAATAGCTTGAATTTAATCTATTTCTTTCATCGGCACTATAACCACCCTTACTTACATCTTTATTAGAGTATGCCATAGCGTTAGTAAATCTGCTTGTTACATTGCCAAACTTATCTATCAATCCGTTCTTTGCGGCATTACTATAACCCTCTACAGAAACTTTATTCCACCAATTTCTGTGGTGTATAGCGTCGTTATACAGTCTCTTTTGAGCCGGTGATAATCTACTATATCTAACTTTCCAATTTGTTTGTTCTTCCTTAGATAATTTACCATCTTTATTAGCATCAGCCTTACCTAATATACCATAAGCCTTATTTAACCAGTAGTCAGATATTCTCTTAGTATTTGCTTGGAAATTCTTAGGCCCAGCTATATTATCTGTCTTCTTTCTATTTGCAGACTCTATAAGTTGTTCTGTGAATGAAAGTGGAATAGGTTGTTGTGTATTCTTTAGAACAGGATTACCCTTTGCATCCGGAGTATAATTTGACAACTTCCACTGTAACCACAAGTTATCTCTCTGACCAGCTTGTCTAAGTTTCTCCATACGAATTTCTTGTCCAAATCCTTCTCTACGAGCTTGTGTTTGATAAGCCTGTTGCTTGTCTAACATTGCATACTGATTGACAGATTGAACCGGATTAACCATCCACTCCTTATTAGCTTGTGCTACGTTTTCTTGCAGCCTACCCTCTATCTGTGCCATAGTTGGTTTTTCTATACCTTCAGATAAAAGCTGTCGTTTTGCTAAATCTCTATAATAATCAGATATTGTAGAACCTTGCCAGCCTGGAGTATTCTTTGCTGCAATACCTTTAATATCACCCATTGTAAATCCAGTATAGTCGTATCTTCTATCGTACTTCATACCGAAACCTTCTACATCTTTTTTGGTAAGAGTGTGCGGAGTTCTATTATTAAACCAATTGTCAGTTGCTTCTTTAAGTGTTACAAATTGAGCTGGAGATTGTCTTGTCCACAACCCATCTCTGATAGTATTCCATCCTTGTAGATTCTTACCGCCAGTTATAAAGTCCTCGTAATCCTAATTAAACTTATTCTAAGCTTCAAGCTGAGCTTTATTTCTAAGATATTCTTGAGCAATCTTAGAACCCATCTTTAGTTTATTTATATCTCCAACTGGCAAACTATTAATAAATCTTGATATTTCAGCACGACCTTCTACGCTTCTAAGAGGGTCTATACCTCTTTCATAAAGACTATTTATTAGGTTTTTAGAACCATTTAGTACATTTGTATTATACCAGTCTGCATCTTCTTGAATAGGCGTGAAGAAATCACCGTATTCCTTCTTAAAGTCTTTTATTTCATCTACACCTCTCTGATACATATCACGAGCGGCGTTAATTGATGCCATCATTATTTGAGAGTCATATAAATCTCTCACGGGCAATTGTACCCACTAATCTCTTGAATATACCATAATTATTTATATATATAACCCGGTGTAAAAATCGGAGGTGTTATTGTTGTAAAGTCTACTGGTGTAAATTCCTATGTATATGGAATTACTTTTGTTGTAGGTATACCGGCACGTCTATAATTATTTCTTTTTATATTCATATTTGGCATTCTCTACGGTACAAGACTTATTGGTAATGCTGCTGCAAATGCATTTCCGATGCGTCCTTTTGGTATTGGTAGTGCAGTACCACCTTGATTATATACTGTCTAATCTCCTAACACTTTATCCCTATCCAAATCAACTTGCTGCTGATACAATCCAAGCATACCGTTTCCAGTTTGTCTTTTATATTCATTAGCTGCATATTGATTAACATAATCCATAAAGTTACGTAAACCCATCTGCATGCCTTGTTGTCTTGCTGCATGTGCTTGAGATGCATATTCAGTATTATACTGATTAGCTTGCTGTCTACGCTGTGCTTTAGCATTACCTGCATTAAGAGCTGCTTCAGCCCACTTTCCTCTATACTGATTATTAGCTTCCTGAGCTCTTTGTATAGCATTAGTTATGTTTTCTTGAGTCCCTAACCCAGTAGCTACATTAGCTAAATATTTCTGAGCACCACTTAAACCACCAGCTCTATTTATAGCAAATCTATTTTGTCTATCTTGGTCGTATATGTATTTTAATGCAGTATATGGATTAACTCTTAATTTAGACATCTGTTCTAATGCAGCAGCTTCATAAGGATTTCCTGCATATATATCAGGAGTGTGTATTTTTTGACCTTTAGCGTCCAAGTACTAATACAGACTTGTAGCAGCACCAAGGCCCATTGGAATAGCATTGCTCATCCAAGACATCTCTGGAATCTTTCCATTTGCAAACCCAGGATATTGTTGTTTATAATTATTCATATCTCTCATATAATTATGCTGTAAAGCTTGCTGTTTAGACAAATCTCTTAACTTTTGAACTATAGGCTCTTTAATTTTATTGACCTGTTCTTGCTGAAACTCATCACTGTCTTTTCCAAGTTTACCTCTAAGTTCATTTAAAGCTTTATTGCTGCGATTTTCATACTTTTTGTTAATCTTTTCTAAAGCTTGTGTATATGGTAAAGATTGGTCTCTAAATGTAGTACCAGTTCTCCAATCAACATCCTAACCTAATACAACTGTATTTTCATTTAGGTTTGCTAAATTTGTATCTTTACCAGGCTTACCAGTCTTTACAACATGTCCTGTAGTATTATTAGTATCTTCTAAATTATCTATTATACTCTCTCCTGCAGCGACCCTTGCATTAGGTTGTGCATTAACCTTACCAAGTGATGTATATACGCTCTAAGGGGCTATAAATAGACTCTTTGACACTCCTTTATCCTTACCATACTTTGCGTATAATAAATCATCTTGAGTTGTACCATTCTCATTATAATACTGCTGTGTCATATAATCAGATTGTGCTGAAGATTGATTATAGTTATTTTTATTTATAGTATTTATCTTAGCCTGTTGTAATCTTCTGCGCATCTATCTTCTACGTTTGCCAGCTCCAAACAAACCTCCAACAAATCCAGCAACTGCACCTATACCAGCACCGAGAGGACCTCCAAGAGACATTCCTAAAGCTGCGCCAGATGCCGTTGTTTTAAATGTATTGTTATTATTCTCTCTATTTAATTCAGACATCTATCCAGAATAATCAATATCATTAACTCTTTGATAACCAAACCCAATTCCGTTAGAGTATGTTGTACCTGCTTCTTGCATTATCTAATTAGTACCTTTAACACCACCAAAAGAGTTAGTCAAATCTACAATAAAATCTACACCAGCGCCAAGTGCTTGCTAAGCATTAGGTTTAGAGAATTTGAAAAAACTATTCTTTTTAGACTATTCGTCTGGAGTTACTCCAAGATAGTAATCAGTACAATCTCCATACATATTACGACTATATGCAGACATAGGAATGCTGTCAAATCCAGTAACAAACCCAGGAAGAGAGTTAATTGGCGTTCTCATTTTTCTCATACGATTTAACTCCATAAAGTTCTATATTTAGTTGTTATATATTGTATAGCTAATTTTTTATCACCAGCTTTATTTTCTATATTACAAATCATAGTTTTACCTCTCATTCTATTTCCATATTGTTTTTGCAAAGCGTTATTAACGTTTGCTCTAGGTATTGCAAATCTATAATCATAATATCTATTAGACACGTAGTCAGATTCTAATATATTTGAATCTTGTCCTTGTGTATGAAACGATTCTTTTATCTAATTCTTAAATTGTTCATTTCCACCAAACAAAACATTATCAAACACCTTTACAATTTGAGGATTATCATTAACAACGTATTTAAGTTGGAAATTTAACACAACACCAAGCATGTCTTTATATTTATACAGATGGTCATGTTCATTACTATCATATTCGTACAGATAATCTCCACTGCAATAAAAAGACCTACCAAATGCGTTTATGCTATCTATGTTGGACTCTTGGTCTGTTTCTGAATAAAACTGTTGAGTCTGTTCATTAAATACAAGAGATGTATTCTTATTTAAAGTAAATAAAACTTCATTGTATTTTGTATTTTGTGTAACAGCGTGCATTCTTCTTTCAAGCATTGAATTTTTACCAGTATCAATAGAATTTAATCCGCTTTCAACAATCTTCTGAATATTTTTAACTTTAGATAAAATTTGACAATTAGATTGCCCAGTATATTGACAGTATTGTTTGTTTGTAAAATCTATCCAGTATAATGCGGTTGGTGTTACTGTGGATGCAAAAGATTCATCAAGCATTCCATTTTCTGTAGATATATAATCATATCTATCTAGCACACCACCAGAACCAAGCAGTAGCTTATTATTATCATTATCTGTAAGAGTTGTTCTTTCATTTACAGACATTATACCGAACGCGCTCTCTTGGAAGAATATTAGATTATTCCTAAACGTCTCAAGGTTTGTTATCTTACCATTATCTGGATTTACATCAATATAGTTTGCAGCCATAAACGTAACCCATGAATCACGGAGCTCTCCGTTTTCTTTTTTATTAGAATATCTACATCTATAATTAAAGTTATTAACATCCTTTTCAAGTAAAGATGATTTAGATGAATATATACTAGCTTTATAATCAGAACTATATGCGGTGTTATATATATATTGTGGTTTGTCTTGTGTTATATAATCAGATATTTTAGACGGTTCTTCTTGTAACCAAGTAATATTTGCGTTATCTTTATTCTGAGCAAATTCAAACCCATTTGTATAAAATAAGTTTATACTCGTCTCGACTGGTATATAGTTAATAATTGCTGTAGTTAACGGAGCTTTTAAATCATTATGATAGAACTTATGTGTAGATATATACTCAAACGGACATATGTAAGTATCGCCGTCAAATACATCGACTCTATTTTCTTGGTTTTTATTATATCTATATATATCTGAATAACTATAGTATAAAGAATCATCTATATCGCTCTTCTAAAACCCACCATACGGTATAATATCTTTTGTTATATTACACAGATATGTTCCGAGCATAGAAAATCCATATATATAATCCTTTGATAAATCTTCATCATACCCTCCAAGTTCAATCCATTTTGGTGAAGGTTTTACATAGTTTTCATTCCAACCTGGTCTCGTAGAATTATCATACTGTATATTCCTAACACCAGGATTTGGGTTTCCTAAATTATCACTTAGTACAGATTGTATATATTTTGAACCTACAGTGTCGGACAGCTGGAATACCTCACAGTCTTCTTGACCTGTATTAATATTATTCCATTTATTATCTATTTGCATCAAAAGACTTGAAGAGCCAGGCCCTATTATACCAACATCGTAATATTCCACTTTAAGACCGTCTACCTCACATACTGTTTTAAGCTCTTTTATATCTTCTCCAAATAAATTACCAGATACCCAGTTGCAGAACTAATATTGACCAACAGTGTTGACTTTATCTATATATGAAACAATAGTATTGCCTTTAGAGTCTGTACTTGCGAAATCATTCCACTTCAGTCCTTTTACAAACTTATAACTACTTATTCCACACTTATTGCTTACTTTCCTAACTTTGGAACCGAATACATTAATCTTACCATTCTCATCTTTTGCTGAAACATTATCACAATAACCTTTTTCGTGTGGTACAACTGTAACGACATGAGATTGGTTATAGTATTTAAATACACGTTTTGATGTTTTAATACTATTCTGTATTAACTCTAATATTTTGTCATTACTATATTTATAACTAGATGATACGTTCAGATTGTAGTTTTCGTTTAATATGTTATATCCGTAAAACATATTGTACAAAAGAGCATTATCTTTAAACTTATCGTTTTCAACATTGTAAAATTCCTGAGCAGCTCCGCCATGCTGTATATACAATAATTTTTTATCATTATCGTTAACATTTAATACAGTGCTTGACTTATCAAAACTTGCTTGTGGAAATAAATATTTTATAGTTCTGATACTTGTGTTATAACCATTGAGTATATCTGCAAAAGATGATTGGTTGTATGAAAACTCTGGAGATATAAACTGATATAGTTCACAGTTCTATAAGTTGCTCGATGTAACTCGCTTGCCTTCGTTAGCATTAACTTTCGTCAATATATTATCATCGGAACTTGATGTTATAAACTTATTTGTAGTTATAACAAAGTTAGGCGTATATGGTTGATTTGGATGATTTGTATAATCTTTAAATATCTTCTTTACTGGTCTTGATATAACACCCTGTGATACAACAGATATATCATTAGATGTTCTATTGCATCTAACTATCTCATACTGAGCTATATTATATTTGTCTAAATCGTGTAGTGTAAACTCTACTCCTAATGAATTTATACCAAGTTCTGTATTAACACCACCATATTCAAATGTGTGAAATCCGGCAACCTGTAAGTCAGGAACTCGTATATCTGTAATCCATTTTACTCTGCTCTTATTACCAAGACTATCAGTAAATATAATTCCAAATCTATATAACTCTCCACGCCTCAGCGATTTCAAATTAGATGCTATTATAGGGTCATTGTATGTAGACCCTTTATATATATCTTTATTTGGAATATTACCAGCATTAACAAAACTACCAAATTTGTCTATATAGTATTTCTTTAAGATGTTATCATTGTATCTCTATATATTCTTTAATGGTATATTTTCAGAGTTAGATATAAAAACTCGTTTTTTATCAACTGGTATACCTTTGTTAGAAAGTTTAGAATTTGCATCATCAAAAGATAAATCTGTTTTATTTTCAACCTTATTACAGTCTCCAGAAAATTGAGTTACAACAAATTTCCAGTCTATATGCTTACCAGTTCCACCATAATAAATGTTACCAGAGTTATCTGCCGCAGTAAATTGAAATGCATATTTCTTATAATCAGTAGCAGAATATTCCCACATAAACCCATCGTTTATAGTATTTATATACTGTGTTGTATCATTTACATTATTGAAGCAATCACACTTACTTGTAATATCATCAAACAACTTCCAATTATCAGCTTTAAGTTGTTCTATAGTCTTTCCGTAAAGTAGGTTATTGTCCTTATCGTTATAGTTAGATGCATAAGGTTCACCTACTGTAGAAAATCTTAATGCGACTGTATTTATCTCATCAAATTTACTTGTTTTTTCAGAACTTTCTTTTATTTGAGCAGCAAACAAATAATCGTCTTTTGATTCTATAACCCTTGGTATTATATGAATACCAGATATAGAGTTGTATTCTTGTATTGTTATCTTTTGTAACTATTCATTATTATCATCTACATATGTGAAGTTTTCTCTAAAGATACCATCATATATAATACTAACTTCTGGCTAATCACCAACTTTATTGTAATGTATTCTAAATATTCTAATAGTATCATATATATCTTTTTTAATATCAAAAGATAATTTTATACCAATATTTGAACTCTTACCACTATCAACACCAGTATAACCATAGTCATTATTCTTATAGACTATAGGTATTAGTTTTGTTGTTGGTGAAACTTGTGTTGATTGTTTATATCTTGAATATAATTGATAACTGTATTGGTTTGCTCCAGCTTTAAGATTTCCAGATGTTATCTGTTCTATTTTTGGAGGATATAAAACACATGTATTATTTGATGTTATCTGATTTATACTTGTTGGTATTGGATTTGAAGACAACTCTGGCAATACATCTATTATCATAATTGTATGAACACCGTCTGCTACATACAACTTAATATTATCATCACCTTCTTTTCTACCAGCAATACTAAACTTTTTTGTACTGTTTAACATTATTTGATGCTAAGCTTCTTCTGCTGTAGTAGCATTTATATAATCAGAACATGGACCAAATATAATCTTTAATGTATCAACGTCTACTTGCTTACTACTTTCTTGAGGTATTTCAAATCTATATACACGCAATTTACCATCTTTGTCTATGACAAACAATATACCATATTTGTCTATTTGATATGTATTTTTTATATACCCAAGACCCTAAAATATTTCTTTATCCCCGTTTATACACTGCAGTTGACCAGTATCTCCATCTGGTCCGTGTACAAATCTAAGGTTTCTGGCATATCTATATTGGTCTGAATCTAATAAATGGTCAGCTACATCTGAGTTCATACCGCCAGAAAAAGTATTAGTTTGTATGTTTTGTTGTTTAGAATCCATTGTAGTAATCATTATATGTTAATTGTTCTTTACCAATATATTTAAAGAATGTGTCATCTCCATCCCAATCTGGTATAAGTTTATTCCAATCATTCTTTATGTTCTACATGTCGTCTGGAGTTGGCATCATCGCTTCAGCGTATGCTTGACCTCTGTAAAAATTCCATTGAGTTTGTAGATAATTATATATTGTTATGTTTGCACTCTTTAGTTTACCACCAAGCCTACCTTTCATAAACTTAGGGAAACTGAGCTTCATTGTAACATACCAATATATTGCTTCTTGATATGATGCTAAGTCTGGTATCAATGGATAGCCTCTCTCATCTACAGGAATCGCCTTGTAAGAAAGCTTAATATACCCATCTTTCTTGTTCATTACAATCCAGCCAGGTTTGATAAAATACTCAGGCTTCTCTTCATATTCGTGATTATAAAGCCTATCTTGAACAACTCTTGTTTTCGGTAAATTAATCTAAGATTGTGTTGTTGGATATTTATGTTGTATATTTGGGATATTGTCAACATCTTGACTCTCTTTAGCTAAATTCTAAGAGTTTGTATTTATTGTAACACCGTGTTTTATATTTGTCTTCTGCGGTGTTTTAAATATTGCAGTCTATGTACTGCATGGTACATATTGTCCATCTATTGAAGCTGAGTAAGCAACACCGTCTAAATGTATTAAGTCTGAAGGCAACGGTGTCTAATAGTCCTATAATTTTAATATAGGACACCCGTCAACTCCAGACTATCTGCTGATATACTACATTGGTGCACCAATCTTTTCTATGGCTTCAAATATCCACTCCTTTATATCACTGGTTCTCTACCTAGCTTCAGAAGCGTCTAAATCAGCCATAATTTTAGCTATGACTGATTCACATTTTGTAAAATTGTATATCATTTATATTTATGTAATCGTGATTATTAAATATTAACTTTGCCAGTTTTCTTTTATTTGCTCTAACAAGACTTAACTGATATTTATATCTATCTGGAAATGTCTAAGGTATTTTAGACCAGTGTAATCTAAATTTATACCCGTCAGAGTGTTCATTTAAATGATATATTCTCTTCTCCAATTCTTTACTGGCTTTAAAGTCTACAGATAACGATTTACCTGTATATGTCTTGGGTTTATATTTTCCTATCTGTATAAAACCAAGCCCATAAGGCATTTTAAAGCCATCTGAGCTGTTTAATACTTTGTCTAGTATAATCTCACACATAGACTATAATATGCGCTTATATACGCTATATGGTACGTCTATTGGTAAGTTTTTATACATATCTCTAAATGTAATTGAGTTTTTACTCTTCATCATCTTGTGGTCCGTGTGGCTTAACACTTGCTAATGTAGAGTTGTTGCTATCATCGCTAGGTCTACCAAGCATGAAGTTAAGCTCAGTTTTAATAATAGCCTCTTTTATTAGCGGTAAAATCCACGCAGGTAATTTTATATCATCTTCTTTCTTTGAGTCCCATATATCATCTACATCTTCTTCATATATAGCAAGAACCCATATATTCTTAAGCTTATTATCATCTTGATTACCTTGTACATAAATATAACCGTCTTTATAATAAGCTGTAAGTTCGTTTCCTGTATACTTTCGATGATAATGATAATGTCTACGAATATGATTCATATACTGTATATTCTCACCCATCTGGTCATGAACGGCAAGTATACTATCTTCGTCATCATTATATATTCCCTCTAACTTCTATTCTGTCTTTCTTGTATATATTGGATACTTATCTAAAGAATCTACATCTACAAGTTTAAGAGGACCTGTCTCTTTTTTATAAATATCATCAGATAGTTCGAGTAATTCATCTACAGTTTCAGACATCTGCTTTAACCTATCAAGTCTTTGCTTAGTAAAGTATTTTTTATATTCTTTAACCCATATACGAACCTACTCCCTTGATAAATCTTCGCTCTCACTGATGTTGTTATTTCTAATTAGAAGCAATATATCGTCAACAAACTATCTAAGTGTAACGTATGTCATATTACTTATTTATTGATTCTATTACTCTAACATCTGAAGTTTTAAGTAGGTCATTAGTATTAACTATTTCATACTTATATACATTCACTTTCTTGAAGTCTAGAGTAAATAAACGTTTTAAAAAACTCTTTTTATTCTTATATTTTCTACTTCTATATACATATAAGAACTGTTGATTTTTTACATCTAACTTAACACTAACAGTATCTCTACCTATAGTATAAGCTACTTTTGTAAGGTTGTTATAGTTTATAGTATCTGAATATATACTATCTTTAAGTATAGTCTTAACTATATCCTACCCCCTTACCCCCTTATTTGCACTAACGTATATAGTCTATGTTTGAGTTGCGACAGTGTTTATAACCTTCGGTTTAATCTTAAGTTCTTTTCTAACACTATCTATCTAACTCAATAACTTATCATTAGTGTTTCGCAACTAAGACATATCAAGCTTTAACACATTGTTAGCCTATTCAGAGCCATTAAGCATACCCTGATAGGCTTCAATGTTGTTATTAGCTATTTCTACGCGTTCTGAGAGGACTTTATTCTTATTGTAGAGTATTACACTACAAGCTACAAGAACGCCCATCAAAACGCCTAGAAATGCCTTATATGCGATTCTTTTATATTTAAGCAGCGGCTTCAGATTCTTCAGACCTTTTATTAGCCCGCTTATTATTATCGCTAGATTCATTTAACATTACATTATTGCTTGATAATATTGTGCGTAATTCGCCAAACTTAGTGTTTACATATGCAGACACACCGAATATACTTCCTGCATAAACGAACGTTTGCGCAATATACCAAAGTATACTATCCTCAATGTTGTGCTGATTGAGGAAAAACGACAAAAACGCCAAACAAATACCACTTAATAGCGAAATTGACGCTGTTGAATATTGTACTAATTCCTTGTGATGCCTTTTCATGATATATTTATTGTTACCTTTCCATTTTTACAAGCATCTCTTATAATCGGGTATAACTTATCAACATACATTTTAGAATTGATAACTTTTCCGACAACCTTATTCTGTCCAAGTAATATACACCCTTCTGAATCTTTTGCAGTATTACCTGCGTGTATAAGAACTCCGCTAAATGAATTTACATTTAACAATCTCGGAGTGTATCTTTTAAACCTTGGAGAATAAGCCCATACTACCTCGTATAATCCATACGGTATAGCAGTTTCTCCTTTTACTTTCTTCTCTCCGTTATCGAAGATACCATTTTTATTTAAATCTCTAACTCTATCCTCAAGCGTATCACAAAAATATACACCGTCAATATAGAGTTTTCCAATTGTGTACGTATCACGCAAAGCGACACGCTTAAGTTCAAGTTTCATAGTATTATTATTTATAATCTTCCAGAATAAATTGTTCACCTTTGTCTATTGTAACAGTTCTAAGGTTATTTGAACCCCATCCAGATTCATATATTGTTAAAACTATTACAACTTTATATTTACCAGCTCTTCTTTGGTCTTGTGCTGGGAAATACATCTCTATCTATCCTTTGTTTTCAAGCACTCTTGATGGACATAGATATTCTGTAGGAATGATTTTAAATTGTTTAGAGCGTACTCCAAATCCATTATATGTTGGGAATATTCTATAATCGTCAATTGGTCCAAACATACCAGAGTTATACACTTCTTGATTGTATGGAAGCCAGTTATATCTAAACTTATTAGTATAGTTTATATCATATTCCGTAGGAGAATAATATTGTGGATAACCAAAGTTATCAAGGTTTACATACTCCTATTCATCTGTATTTATAACATAACATCTAAGTTGTTTTATAGATGTTAAATCAAAATCAGATAATTCAGATAAGTTATACACTCGCTTAATATCGGTGCCTATTGTATATTTATCCATATTAAACTATATGTATTATAACAAAAAAGCCGGAGCAGGGCTATGCCCAACCCCAGCCAGATTGTATGGTTAATGTTTATTATTCCATAAAAGCCTTAATAACGGCTGAAATAGCAGCACCTTCACCTTTCTTAGGATAGATTTCTACAGACTGCTTAGTAAGTCTATGCAGGTCATCTGCTGTACGATACATATTCTCAAACTGGAATGTAATAGCATCATACTGACCGTCGAGTTTAACATTCAACTCTGGGAGAGTAGTCTCACGAAGAGTACCATTACCACGATTGATAATACCATCGTAACCAAGAGCAGCAGCCTCACGGTCTCTAACATACTTTGGAGAAGCTGTGTAAATTACACCAGCTTTCTTAGTAACCTCAAGACCAGGGAGCATAACTCTCTTATTAGAACCAATGGTAGAGATTCCAGCAACATCAGCAAAAGCAACCCAGAGGTTTACGCTAAAGCGAACTGTAGCTGCAGGGCTGATAGAGTTAACTGAATTGTCATCATCATACTCCATAGCTGTAAGAGTAAGAGTTTTAGAAGCAGTATCATACTTAGCTGTTACACGAGCACGCTTTGTATCTTTGTTAATAAGCTTCTCAAGACCTTTAGCGATAGCCTCCATATCTTCACCGCCTTTTGTAACATACTCGTAAGACTCAGTCCACTTACGATAGCGAGTATTCATATCTTTGTATACGATACGAACAACAATACTATTACCAGCAGTCTTAAGCTTCTCAAGGATGTTAACATCAGTTACACCTGTAAAATTAAGTTCAACCTTTTCAGGCATATCTTTCTTCCAGTCTGATGTTGCTAAGTTCTTAACAGAACTCTTTGAGATTGGGTTTGTCCAGTCTACAACAGGTGTAAACTTCATAGAACCATCTTTAGCAATTACCTTTGATATTTTATTGGTAATCAAACCAATCTTAATTTTGTCTGCTTTTTTAGCCTTTACAGCGTCAAGAGCTGTATCAGCGCCATTTGCGTCAGCTATGATAATCTTGCCAACACCAGCAATACTAGATTTATCTGCAACTGTAAGAGCTGAAATATTGCCTGAGTACAGTGCACCAGTTTCGTTTGTTACGAAAACGTCATTTACGTATGTAATCATAATTGTATATGTGTTAATTAATTTTTTCTACTCACCGCACACTCGTCATATATAAATACAACCACGGCTTTCCACGTTAAAATTATTCTTGTGTCATAACCTCTTGAGTAATAGACTTGTAGCGTTCGTTTTTGGTATTCTCCAAATACATCTAAGCTGCTATTTTAATTATCTCTGGCATGGTTATGTCGTCAAAATCTTCGTAATCATCAAATGGATTACTAAGTGTTATTTTCTTTGGAGCTCTTAAATACCCCAAAGTGTATTTTTTTATTTTGTAGTTTTTGTCCGTTAATAAATAACAACCACCATTATTACAAACCCTCAAAGGTCTTGCTACACCGTATTTATAATGAAAATCTGTAAGGCTGTTTGTAACTCTGTACATAAAGCTATCAGATGTACATTCAAACACACTTGTAGCATAATCATTTTCTAAATTATTATCAGTTATAATAACATCCTCATTTAAAGAGAATAGAAAATCATCTGGATACCTTGTAAAATATGAATCATATTGAGGATTATTTGTATCCAACGCAAAGGAATCTGTATTAAAAGTCTCGTATAGGTTGATTAAATCGTTTCTGCGCTTCTCATTTTGCTCATATGATGTTTTATGCACAAAATCGCTATTAAAGCGTATCTTGACAAATTTATCAACTGCTTGATTAATCCAGAATAAAGAATCTCTTGTAAGAGGTTTTTCTATTTCGTTTACTACACCTATTTCGGTTTCAAAAGCCTCTAATATGTCTATGTATTTCATTCTTCATCCTCCCTATTTCTTCTATTAGCATCTCTCTCGTTTCGAGCTTGCTCTTTAGCTCTTCGCTTTAGATTTTCCAATGTTATACCATACTTATATGTATATATATACAAATCTACAGCACCTTTAACTATATCCCAAAACGCATTATATGATAACTCACATGGAGATTCCTATCCCGGCAATATTGAAAAATCAGCAGGGAAAGAATAATACGTCATAACCAAATGTTTTATTTTTGTATACTTGTCATGGAATACTTTTATATTATTTGCAACATCTAAGTCATCAACTGTAGATTCTAATACAACTGCAGGATGCCTCATTATAAACCCATCATTGCTAACAGAGTCAATAATGGTATTTATATCATGTTCTGAGCAAACTGTATTTAGTAAGCTGTGTGTAGAAATTTTTGGAGTTCCACCTATCTGAGGTATTACAGTTTCATTTGGATGTTCATAAGATGTTGTACATATAGATACGCTACTTATATATTGATAGTAATTAGAAGGAAGTTCAAATATGTTACAATATTTATAATCTTCAAATATTTGAGATTCTGTAACCTTTGATTTTCTACAAACCTCTTTCTTTATAAGAGTCCTTAACTTCTCTTGTATAACTGGTATAGCATTAGGGTTAGTTTTACTAGATTGTATAAGCTGTATCATAAGAGTCTAAACGTACTGTTGGCAGTATTGGTTTAAAAACTTATATATTGTCTCAGTATCAACTTTATTTTCAACTTCAAATGATGGGTCCATTTCGATTAGCCTGCGCTCGAACTCAACCCCTAATTGTTGTGTTTGTTCTAATGTCATGATTCAAGCCCCTTCATTTGTATTTTAGTTTGTAATCTTGGAGATTCAACAATTTCTGTAGCTATAATTAATGCTAAATTGATAAGCTCTTCAGCCATTGTGTCTGATAGTTCAAATTCAATAGTACTTTGCTGTATATTTGTATCTGATGTAAATTTCTTTGGTTTTTGTATATACTTATAAGATATATTATTTATAACATTTTTAATGTCATTAATATCTCTTTTTAATATATGTAGTTCTTTGTTATATATAAAATACATTGGTGTTTTAGACCATGGTTTATTATATGATGACCGTGTGAACTTATATGCATCTTTAATCTGTATTTGCTTACACTTATCACAAAGAACATCCGTTCCATGCTCGTCGCCATACATTATATAAACATCTACTATATACAGTATATTGTTGTATTTGTTATCCAGATTTACAATAAGTTCATTTTTATAATCAACTTTACTTGTTACTACATCAGAGCCAACTTTTATTAACGGTTGTAAATCTTCAACTGCTTTAACATCACCTTCAAACGACATTCTTCTTTGATTATTCCCTGTAAATTTTTGAACTATTAGAGCTAAGTATGCTTTGTCGAGTAATGTTGCAATTTCGTAATCAGTTAACGACGGATATGACGTGGTGATATTTTCCTTGTCATATTCAATCATAAACTTTTCGTATATATCTGCATGCGTCATACGTCGTTTAATTTATATTACTTATTATTTGTTTCGTTTATAATAGCAAGCTTTAAGTCCTGATTCTTTTTGTTATCCAAGTAATCTACAGCTTCTTGCAATGATGTAGCAAACATATCTGAACCATAGAAATAGTTTGTCTTATCCTTACGAATAACACCTTTAGAGATAGCTTCTTCAATAATAAACTCAGTATCTTTAGTCTTATTATCAATCCACTTCTCAAAGAACTTCTTGGGGTTCTTATCAACCATTGTAAACAATGTAGATTCTACAAGTTCGTTTGAAAGGTCGTCTGACTTAACACCAAACAACCTAAGACATTTACGCATTTGGTCTAAGCTAAGCTTATCAAATTCACGAATAGCATCTCTACGTAACTTGTTAACCTTATTCTGTTCAATAGCCTCTGCTTGTCTATTAATCAGCAAATAGTCTTTGCCAGCATCTAGCTTATCTAGCGATGTAGCAACTCGCTTATGACCTGTCAAAAACTTTATAATCATCTGTTGGCGAGGAATTGAGTCATCTAACAATAAAGGTTTAGCACCAATCTTTACACAGAACGTAGTCCAAAACTCACTTGTGCGAGAAAGATGACCTTCATTATAACCTAAAGCTTTTTCAAAATATTTTTCATCTTCTGGTGTAAGACCAGTATATATCGAGCCAGACCTTGTAAAATAAGGGGCGATATAATCAAAACATCTGCTGTACTTAAGCAAGCCAGCCCATGGATTCTTTTTCTTAATTCTTAATTCAACTACCATAATATTATTTTAATTAGTGTTGTTTCCCTTATATACTATTCAACAGGGGCTGATTTCTCAGCTCCCTATTGATATAGTATATAGTGGATTATATTGATTACGCGTTATCTGCAATCAAATCTGATTCATCAGCATCACAATACAGAACACCACAAGCGAGTGGGTTACGTACCATAATACCTTCTTCGCCAAGGAAGTGAACCTGATAACCATCACGGCTATTAGAACGTAATGTGTTAACTGAAGTACCATAACCACTTGGGATTACAGAACCGCCAGTACACCACTGTACGAACTCACGACCCTTACGACAAACCTTAACAATGTTTGCCATACCATCACGCATACCGAGGTCTAAGAACAAGAATGTGTAAGACATCAGCGGTTTGCCTGACAGTGGGTGCAATTGACGGAACATTTCCATATTGTCAAACAATGCACACTTCTTAAGCGTTAACTCGATACCGTTTGTCATCTTATATGTAGTAAACTGACCACCAAGAGTCAATTCTTGACCACTACCAGTGATAAACTTAGTATCTATGAGCTGCATATTAGCTACCTTGTCCTTAAGAATACGGTCAAATTCACGGAATCCCATCTCTCCTGTAAGAGCGATGAATTTACGTTCGTTTGTACCAAGCATGTTATAGCAAAGGTCGAACAAGTAATCTTCGAGCAACTCTGCCGTCAACGTTGTGTAGTAACGTGTGTTAGCTGGGCTGATTTGTTCAAACAAACCTGCACTGATACTAACGGGCCTGCCATTTGTACCCTTGTTTGCATAAGTACCATCTGAGTTACGGTTAGACTTAGCAAAGAGCAATTGGTATTCTTCACGCTTCTTCCATTCACGCAAAGCAAGCCAGTACTGATAATCTGACCACAAGTAAGACTTCTTACCCGTTTCTGGGTCAGTCAGTGCAATTGCCAATACGGTAGAGTAAGCATCTCCAGTAATGTCGTAAGAAAGACGCATTGTCATCAAGTTGTTACGCATCTTAAATGGAGTCTGATAGTTCAGGATGTCTGCCTCATCTGAGTACTCTTCGTAAGCAGAACCGATACGGCTTACCTGACGACCTGGAAGCAAGTATTCTACAGGAATGTAAGCACCAGCACCAGCGTCTGCAACGTAGCACTCGTAAACCCATGCGCTACCATCTTGATAAGGAGTTCCAGATACACGAACTTGGAAACGATAGTTATCGAATGAAAGAATAGCACCAGGACCAAAGTATTTCTCTTCAAGACCTATATAGATTGGTGAGTTACCAATACCAGGTGTAATTGTGCTTGCGTCAGAAGCAGTTATAATCTTTCCGTTATATTTAGCATAACGAATATTAACAGCGTGGTCTTGGTCGATATTAACAGACCACTCATATTCGCGATTTTCAATAGTCATCGTTTTACCGAGACCGCCAGTAATCATATCAATAGTAGTTGACACGCCATCATCCTTTGTACCAAATACCAGAGACAAGATACCTGCAACTTCATGAGGCTTTGTAAGCAAAGCGTTAGAAATCATGTTTTCGTCTACAAGGTCAGAGAAGCGCTTTCCTCTGTACAGTTGAAGACCATTAAGTAAAGTATTCATAATTATTTTATAATTTATTTATCTCAAAATAGACCACTCACCAACTCGGCAGCATTCTTTTGTTTTTGCTGCGAATTATATGTAGTATGATTTTTAGCTGAGTGTCTAAGTATTTTTCTAAGTTTTTCAGCAGCGGACGTTTCACCGTTTTTAGCAGCACCTGAGATAAGGGCATCGCCTTTCATTGTAAAATATGCAGACTCGATTAAATTCTTTGTTAAGTTCTTATTAAAGTCTTTTTGATACTGAGATACACCATCTTGGTCTACCTTAAAGATATAGTCATACAGCGCATTTCTATCCTCCTTTGGAATAGAAATACCACGAATATTATTAAGCTCGTTTATTTCGCTTGATACAGTCTCAAAGAACTTTTTATTTTGCTCTTCTTGTTGCTTAGCATATTCTTCTTGTTGCTTTTGACTCTCTTCCATCTCACGCTTTCTAATATCCTTTAGTCGCTCAAGAGCGTCTTCAGATTCATCATAAAGCATGTCGGCATCTTCATATCTACTAATCTTGGCGTTAATCTGTTCATCTGAATAACCGTTGTGTTTCAACAGTTGCCTAATTACAGATTTTTGATTACCTTCATCTTCAAGGTCTAAGTTATCAAACGATAGAGACTCTTGCTGTTTACCATAAAAGTCTTCAAATTTACCACCATTCTTAACATATTCGTCAAGTTTGGCAATACGGTCATCTGCATATTGCGGAACAGAGTTCTGCTCTACAACTTTTCCCAAGTATTGTGTAAATTCGTCGATGGTAACAGGTTTATCATCATCGTTAAAATCCGCCATATTCCAACCTAAAGACTCACCTACAGCATCAAATAAAGCTGATACCTGTTGAGCTTCGGTTATTTCTTCATCAGAAGGTTTATTATCGCTATCATCGCTATCAGCGTCAGCATTGTCGTTATCTGAATTATCATCACCTTCGTCTTTAGGGTTGTTTAAAATATGTTCTGGGATTTTACTATCGTCATTGCCAACAGTAAAATCGTCTTTTTTTGTTACATCCTCAGAATTTCCATCTTGGTCATCTGGAGTCTTGTTGTTGTCATCTACCTCAACAACACTATTCTGCATGCCCATATTTGTTACATCTGTCGTCTCTTCTTTCCCAGAGTCGTTTCCGTAAATTTGGTCGAGCATATTATCAAGTGCTGATGGTTTTTCTTGTTTTTGTTTCGCCATAATTATTAATTAATAATTAAATATTATTTTCGCATAACTGCGTGTATTGATTTATATATACTAGTTTAAGTTTGTATTTGCAAATTAAATAATATAATTGTAATAAGGATTATAATCTTTACCATTAGCAAATCCAGGCTATAATAAAGGCTAACCGTTCATTATAGCACCCATAGTCTATTCTATTGGTGGTAATAAAAACATTCTATTTGTATTTATAGTACGAGTTGGTGTTATGGTTTGCTAAACCTACGGTGTTTGATAATCATATATATACTCTTGCTTCTACTGATTATTATCTCCAACAGGTTTTAAATAAACCTAATTAAATGGCTATTGCATATTATCATACACAAGCTTCTCTTGTTGCGTAGGCTATAATACATTTGGCACTACCGGCGCAATTGGTTTTTTATATGGTTCACCCATTACATGATAATACTAAGCAGCAGCTTTGCGTAAAGATTTCATATTTGCTAAATTTGTAGAATAATGTTCATATGTATCTCCATAATAACCACCATTCTTTAAATGTTTAGCAAAATCATAAACATTATTTGATTTTAAAGCCGGCCTGTATTTTCTAACTAATGTATTTAGATAAGCATCAACAAAGGCTTTATCATTATTAAATTTAGTATAATTGCCTTTGCCGTCATAACCGTAACCACCATAATTTTTATTATTTACAGCAACATTACTTGTGCCATACTGACTCTCCCAAGCAAGCTGGCTCATAATATTATCATATGTAGGTCTGCTTAAATACCCCCTCTATTTAAGACCGTCATATACCAACGGTCCTAACTTTTTTGCAAAATTAGTAAATTTATTACCAGTATTTCTAACGGGCTTTAATCTCTTCATATTATTCCTCCCCAGCTACTTTGTTCTTCAATGCAGTTGAAGCTTTAATCTTCTCTCTTTGTAGAGCGGCTTCGTCCTTTTGTTTCTGTAACGCCATTTCGTGGTCCATACGCTCCTTTTCTAAGTCTATCTTAGCATCTTCAATCTCTTTCTTTTGACGAGCTTCATAACGCTTAGAATAAGCCTCTTGGTCAATCTTTCTTTGAGCAGTAGCATCTTTAGCTATTTCCATTGGGTCTGGAATATTATTATTATTAGCATCCTTGTCTTCAGTACCACGGTAAGCACTAATTTCAGCAACAGCAATCTTTGTTTGATTGTCAGCATCAATCTTATATCTCTGGAGGTCCATTTTAGCCTCTTCGAGCATAAGTTCTTGCTGTTTAGCTTCATTCTGCATTTGTTGTAATGCTTGTTGTTGTTGAGCTTCAGCTTCTTGTTGCTGCTGTTGTAACTGTTCTTGTCTGGTCTGCATATCCTTAAGTTTTTGCTTAAGTATATTAAAGTTGTCGTTTGTAAGAATTTCTGCAGCCTCCAATAAACTTGCGCCGTTTTGCATTGCAGGCTGTATCAATGATTGTAACTTTTGTATATTCTCCAAATCCTTAGATGCATCACTTACGAATACATCCATATCTTCATAATAAAACTTCTGTGATATATCTAAGAATGCTCGTTCACCATTATCAAATATAAACGATAACTTTTGTTTGCCAGTACTTTCCCAAGCTCCCTTAGCAGTATTGAGTAGCATATTTAAAACTCTTCTCTTACACTGGTTATGAACCCAGAATAAAGGCTCTGTAATATGTGATGATTGAATCACAGAACGCTCTACGTTTCCTACAAGTTCAGATGTACTAATAGAACCTTCTCTTTGAGATGTAATACCAGATATAGTACCAGCTAATATTTCAATCTTATCCATAAGCTGAATATATTCAGATATTACATTAGACATTGTCAAATCTACAGAAGATATTTGATTGAATGATGCTGGCTTACCACCTTCTCTGCCCGGGATATTAAACTCAGTTTCATATGGATTTATAAAGTTTACACCAACAGATGATAAATAATGTAACCATCTATCTGGTGTTATACCCATTGATTTAGGTATCTGTGTAATATCCATATTGATAATCTTCCCCTTATCTCTTGCTATAGCTAATTCAAGCCTATACCACAATACGATATACATATACTGTAATGGCTTTAATATACTAACCAAAGAACGCGGAACGCTGTTTGTATTACTATAAATACAACCGCAGTATGGAAGTTTCTGAGAGTTTGGATTATCTATACTAACATGCTGATATTCTAATGGTTTTACACCAAAGTATATATCAGAGCCAGCTCTATAACCTTCCCACACTTCTATAATCCAATCTGGTTCTACTGATATTTCAGTACCAACCCTCTTGTATGTTTCATCACAAATAGTTACCTGCGGTTCTCCGGATTCATCTAATACGGTTACATAAAATATCTTTTTAAAAGACTTCCAGCATACATGCCATACTTCTATATTGTGCTTGTTACTAAAGTTAACACCATCTTTATCGTATATACGAGTAGTTATGTGATTAAAGTCGTCTTTTGGATTACCTTGTCCCATACTACCAACTGGTGTTCCGCTAATATATTCATTTAGCTTATTTAAGTCCTTCTCATCTAACTTATCGTAATATCTATCATATATTTCGGCTATAGGTAATCGCATTTTACGTACACACCAAGAGCCATCCTCTATGAACTCTAAATCAGGACTTCTATCATAATCAAAATCCATAGGATTAACCCGTTCAGCATAAGGCTCCCCGTTCTGTATTCCTACATAATAAACCTCAGTGCCACTAATTAATCCATCTTTCCAGCCTTTGATGAACTCATTTCCCAAAGATAGTTTTTCTTTAAGATATTCAAGAGTATGATATGCTGTGTTTTCTACAACATCTTTATACTCTTTATCCATATATTTAGCTATAGCTTCTGGTGGCATGATTTCACCACTCTGAAGCTGCTGTTGAAATTGCTGCTGCTCTTCAGGACCCATTTTTGATTCTATAGAAGCTAACATGTATTGCATCAGCATATCTTTTTCTTTATCTTGCAATTCTGACACAGCTTCTTGAGATGTCCTTATAACTCTAAAATTAAACGGTCTTTTAGTCTCTTCACCTATAAGAAGGTCTATTTTTGGTCGTATAATATTAAAGTCTTGAGGAGTGGCAGGAAAACCATCTTTAACCTTAAACGGATTAGTTATTCGCTCAAAGTCTTTTTCATCAAAGATACTATTATATAAATTATAATAAACCTACATCTCCTTATGCTATGTAGCTCTATTACCGCCACCTGAAGACACATCGCCTTCACCTATGATATAATCCACACATTCTTTTTGCCAATCTTTACCCTTTTTAGATAAAGGTAGCTTCTGTTGTGGGAAAGCGGAATTATACATATTATCTCTATCTCTCATTGTTAAAATGTAAATACAGGTGTGTCGTCTTGTACTTCATCACTGTCCCACCACTACTGGCTAAACAATGGCATTTCAAAGAGTTCAACCTATTTGTTTTTTTCTTTACTTTCAGCTACCTTTACCTAATATAACTCTTCTCTGTATAACATTGTCATACATAAAGCTATAACTCTATCGACGTTTTTAACACCGTCGTTTTCTATAAGTTCTTCTAATAAAGGTTCGCTGTATATTCTCTCTAAGTTAGGGCGTCCAGGCTCAAATTCATCCATTAGCCATTCTAATATAAGACCTTCTCCATACGCTCGTATAGATTTAGTCATATGACACCCTTTTCTTCTTTGTACTTTTGAATCTTTAAATATTTCAGATATTACCTTGTCTGGCTAATCTGCTAAAAGATAGTCGCAGTGTTTATTTGTAAAATACGGATATATACCTTTACGTTCATTCTCGAATAACAATCTTGCATTATAGAACATCAGAAGTTTTCGTACGTTTTCATAATATTCTTCAGCTGAATCTGGTCTACCAGAATACTCTGCCACTATTACATCATTCCAAGCCTCTCCGGCTTTAACACGTTTATATATAAATGTAGAGCCTAGTGAATTAGTAAAGCTCTCATCATGGTCATCAGTTTGTTATCGTACAGCTTTTTATCTGTACTTCTATATGTTCCCATATAGCCCAGCATACATCATCACTATAAAAGTGTCGGGTGTTCGTGGATGGATTATATTTATTCACCATCTATGCGTTACACTGCCATACTGCCTTTCGCAATCAGTATGATTAGCACGGAATTGTCTGTTCTAGATGTTTCCCGTTTTTACCCGATTTTAGACCCGCTGACTTACGCGTACGGGTCGCAATTGTGTGTCATTATATTACGACACGCAAATGTATGAGTATCGCACTCAAAATTATATACAAATCCTGTATATGTTGATTTATTTATTTTTTCTATTCCTAACACAATATTACATGTAGTAAACCGTATATCCATTTTAGATTTACCAGTCGACTTATATGTTAATATTTGTTTCATCTTTCTAGACTCAAATACTGGACAGACTACGAGTTTGTTAATATCATCTTGCGCAACGTTTATCCTATATGATTGTTTAGAAATTCCTCCAAATTTATTAACACATTCTTTATTATGTAGCACGATGGAATTTTTAACACCAATAGAAAATAATAAATCTTGTATGTCTTCTAATAATTCTAAATTTACACTTGTAAAGTTTACTCGTATTGAATTTTTGGATTTTACAACAGAGCCATCAGTATCTAAATATCCTTGTAAGAATGCTAATTTAACTTGTAACGAAGCACGTTTAATCCATACTGGTACGCGTTTGTTATAAGCACTATTACCAATTTTACTTAATACAAATACCAACTCTTTGTGTGTAAATCTTCTTGTCAACTCTGTTTTCTTATGTACGTGCACACACTTCCTATCAAACAGAGTCTATATCAACTAATCATAAAATTCTGCAAATTGATTTTCAGATTTACCTATTGACATATATATATCATTTGAATTTCCATTTATATTATAAAATCCATCACCAATATATAACCCTAAAAAATATGCAAACATTATATCCTTTTCATCAGCTGGAGTATATATACTACTCTCTATCTCTGTGTAATCTTTATTTGGAATTATAAGCTTGTCATCGGTTGTTATATCTTTTGCTTTTACAAATCCTCGATTAGCTGTTAAAATTGGATGTTCTGATGTAAAGGTTGTAGTACGAAATGAACCACACGGTTTAATTGTATATGTTGGCTCATTAAATTTTTCATATATTTGTATATTCTTAATATCTACAAACTACCCGTCTCTATTTATAAGCTTGTCATCTAATGTAACATCTTCAACATTTACCAAACCCCTCTATGTGCAAACCTTTTCGCCAGGAGTAAGACACCCACCTATATATAATCCATATGGAGGGTCTTTCACAGGATACTCCCATATAACTACAGAACCGTGAGGTTTATCATCTTTCTTTAAATGATATGTTGTTATATCACCAGACTTCTTTTCTTCAGCTTTAACGCCACCATTTCCATCCCAAATCAAATCAACAACATGCTTCATGTTTCTTAACTTTTCATTGGTTCTGATACGTGTTAGTTGATTCATTAATAACTTTCTTGGGAATATATTTTTACCCAACTCCAATACAGCTTCCTGCGGTTTTAATGGACGTTCTGATATAAATCTATCTATAGATGTTTGTGAAGCACCTCCATCTTTTACTTTATTTCTCTAGGATATAAGTTCTTCTATAGCTTTCTCTTTAAGACTATTTCCATCTTTATCCATAAACCTCTACTGTCCATTTTCGTCAGTAGATTCCATATTAGACCATGCTGGAACAAAAAATCCACATTTTGTATCACCTTGACCATCATCCCATATATTAGGAAATGATAAGCAGTTAAACGCTTCTGGATGGTAGAATAAGTTTTTAAGACCGTCGAAGCTAGAACCTTCCGAACCTCCTGTACCAAACGCTATCATTAAACCGAATGCTACACCATCGTCAGTTTCTACAGCAGGTTGTTCAACTCGCCATGCCGTTTCTAAGTTTGGGAACTTACCACCCTCTTCAAATAACACTAACTTACCACGAGTACCACGAAGTCTTTCAGGGTCGTTCTTAAGAGTTATTCCAGTTATGCTTGAAAGATAACCTTGTTCTGTTTGTTTGCCAAACTCATCAGTTATCTTAAAACCAGACACTCTTTCCATACGAGTGCTAGTTAATCTCTATTTAGACCATGCTGTATGTTTATCAACAAAGTCCATTATCTGCCAAGCTTTAGTAAGAATACCATCTCCAATCAAGAACTTCTATTCTGAGGCTACAGCGAAGTTTTTAGAGCCAGGTATCAACTCATAGTTTCTAACAAGCATTGATGCGCCTTTGAACGAATATCCTCTTTGACGACATTTAAGATTTACCATATGTTTACCAACATTCTCAGCTTCATCAATTGCATTGAAGTAATAGTAATCATAATCCCAGAATCTCGGAAATCCAAATATACGCTCACGTCTCGTTCTCTTATCTCCAAACCTGTCTGTATACTCAACTTCCTACAACTTCATAATTGGACTATAGTTCAAGTAGAAGTAATTATATCCACTTATAGAATCACCATCTGGTGCTGTATATCCGTATAGACATCTATTAGTTTCTTCGTCCCAATACTTAGCATAGTCAGTTGTTCCTTTTGGTGCTAATGTGTAACATCCATGTTCTTGAAAGAATATGGCAGCTTGTCTAAATTTATCACTATTGAGTATCTTCTTATTAAAGTCAACCATAATTATTTAGCAATTTCGTACATGCCTATAACACCACCACCTTTAATCTTTCCAGATTCAAGTTGTTCGGCTTTTGCTTGCTTCATCGCTATATCCAACGACTTAACAACGCCGCTAACGTCTTTAAGTATTCGTGTTATCTTTAAGGCTGTATCTATATCCATATTACCTTCTGAATACTAATTCAGAGTTTCTATCAAACCTTCCGCAGCTGACTAAGATGACTGTAACAATCTAGTCCCAGGAGTCTGTTGAAACTCCTAGAATCTTTTTGCTAATATCTTCATTTCTGCGGTTGGTATATATTTATCATTATTGAATACATCTTTACCGACAATAGAAGACCTTTCCTTCTCTGGGTATGCTTCGTATGGGCTATTCCATTTATAAAGCCATATTATGTATTCAATTTCCTTCAGCGCCTAAGATTTATCCTCCGCACTATTATAGTGTTGTTTAAATGGAGGTATTGCTAAATCTTGTGTGCTAAGTTTTATTTTACCACCTTGTATATCAAACATTACTTTCTAATAGTTTTTGTCCAATATGAACATCATTACAAAGCGCAGATGTTATATACGGGCTCATGTTTTTAACATCCTAAATATTTGTACTCTAATCAAAATCATTAACCTACAATTCAAAGTGCTTTCTAAATAACATAGTAGCCACTTTTGTTGACAGGTCTTTAACATTGTCAAAACTACAAGAGAAGAACGAAATTTCTGGCACGCTGTTTACAAGATTTGCACCTCTTGCAATATTTATTTCATCCATCATCTATACTGTAAGTTCGTCAATCATACCAACTTGGTCGAGTTTTGTTGTATAAATAAGTCCAACTTTTGCTAAAGCATCTACAGATATTACCTAAATTAAAGCTTTATAATCTTTTGATAATATAGAATACCTTTTGCTTAATCCGCATATATTTAAAGTTTCAACAAACTTATGTACATATGGTCTATTGTTGTACGGGTCGCCATCCTTTACATACTTATTTTTAGCATAATAGTTATTAATTATAAAATATACATGCATGCCATAATATCGTATAAGTTTACAAGCATCTTCAAGTTTTATAAAATTATTATTACTATTATCTATTTCTGCAAATGTTAATTCAATAGGTGTTTTATTTTCTGAACCATTGTTAAACTACTCTTGATTACTTACAATCCATATATTATCTTTAGTAAATGTTACTTTCAAAACAATATTTTTCCAACCTTTCTTAAATGCATCTTTAATAACATCTTCTATTTTTGTATTAGAGTTTATAGATGGTTTAGAATTTATACATTTAAGTACATTATCAGCAGCTTCAAATGACGTGGTAGATGGTGTAGTAGAATTAGTGCTTAAATCATTTATAACATCCTATATTGATTTCACAGAAGCATCTTCTACATTTGAACCGTTATATCCGCCAATTCCATTTATATATAGTTTATCTTTATACGTCTAATCGGTCTGTTTAAATAATGCTATCTCTAATGCATTTCTTCTAACATCTACATCACTACCACTTCCTACAGAGAACATTGTTTGTATATCTCCATTTGCTGTGCTTGTAGATTTGTTAAATACTCCACAAGCTAACTCTCCGTCGTTTGTAGCACTATTATATCTACCAAATATAGCTAAGTTTGAAGAATATTTCCCATCTGGTCTTTGCAATCCAATCAACCCGCTACCAACAAATATAGAATTATTATTTCCAATATTGTGTAAATTTTCACCAAATAAAATAGAACTCTTAGAATAATTTATTACAGAATAGCAAAGTACTCTGTCATAATCTTTAAGTTTATTTAAATATACGTTATTAAACTCTACAGTATTGTCGTCTATTCTTGTATAACTATCTGCGTTTCTAGAAATAAAATTTGTATCGGATAGTTTTTTCAAGATATATTCATCATTCTATTTTAAAAACGCATATTTATCGGTTATAAGTAGACTTTTTTGTTTAATAATCCTATTTAAGTTTTTATTAATATTAGATTTTAATCTTAACTTCGGACCGTCGTTGTGTTTTATAACGTCTGCAATAAAATATCTACTTGATATAATAGAACCATCACCTCCTGATATTGCTCCAGAATTTAGAACAATATTGTAATAACCGTTAGAATTATTAACTTTACCAGAATTTATATTACCAGACCCAAGCTGCTCATTTTGAAATTCAGACAATCTACCAAAATTATCAAGCATATTTATATTTGTATACGGTTCATCGCTAACATTATTTATATCTAAATTTCTATAATTATTGCTAAATTTATCAAAAGTACGACTAAATTTATTTACATTTATTACCTTTTCTAATTCTGATTGTTCTTGTGTACCAGGAGTACCGCCACCGCTACCAACTAGTTGTTTTGTAGCATTCGCATCCAACACATAACCTTTCGGATAACCGTTATTAGAAGAGCCTATGATAACATTTAAATGCTAAGTACCACTTAAGCCTCCACCTGTTAATACAGAATTAGTTAATTTTGCTTTATTCATATCTATGTGTTATTTATATTAATTAAAAAATACTGTCTATTTCAGAATTTGACAAAGCTTCAGTGTTATTACCAACGCCATGCATATCAGTACCGTCGAATAAGAATATAGAACCATCTTTTTCATCATAATAGAATATATCTTGATATGGCTTTACTGCACCAGCAGATTCTTCTCCGTAGAGATGACCAGCACCCCATGTTTGATAGTATTTAGTCTGACCAAAATCATCAACGATTTTATATAACAAAATTTTACTTGAACTGTCATATACTATAGTACCATTAGTATCATTCGTAGATGAACCTTCAATACTTACACCATTAACAATTCCACCAAATGGAATCATAATGTTTCTTTTAGTTAATATCTTGGTTTTTTCATCTAAACATATTTCCCACGGAGACCACTTGTTAAGCTGGTCTGCTGGGTAGTTTTTAATCTTATATCTACGAACCCACCTGTAAGGACATTCTCGCATAACATAACCATCATCCACACGTCCTAAGTCTAAAGACGTTGTAGCTATTTGTGTTATATTTGTCATGAGAACATCTGTAAACTCTTCAAGGTATCCAACATGAACTGGATTTAATTCACCATTTTTAGTAGTAATCAAATCGTATCTTGTAACAGTTCTTTTACCACTAAGATTCTTTTTTCGTTCAGATATATTATCAATTGGGTCGTTTAAGTTTTTTATGTCTATAACTTGAGTAAGTCTGGTTTCGTTTGCATATATTTTCCCAAGAGCTTGATTTAATGTATCGATTGTCTATATATCTTCAAGCTTATTATTAATAGGATATGACCCTTGAAATCCTGTGAGGGCTGTTACTACATCTGTAGCGTGTTCTGCCGGCTTGTATGTCTCTGGTTTATTTTTAACACCAGACCATTCTACACTATCAGCAATCTCAGCAGTTGCAGCTGTACCGGCTACATAAGCCTCATATCCAGCCATTGAGTTAAGGTTATTGTCATCCTTAACAAAAAACATTCTACCGCCATCTGTTACCTTTACAGTATCACCATTCTGTATCTGGTCTTTTGTTAATGCAAACATAGCTGCCTGATTAGCAACTACAACACATCTTTCCATAGCTGCCTTTGGTATGTTTGCAAGAGGCACTGTTTCTGAACCCCATTGAATCCCAGATGATTGTATTTGATTTGCAACGTTTGCTCTACCGACTACTACTGCACCAGATTTTAACTTATCATTGTAATGCTTAAGACCATTAAGGTCTAAAAATTTCTTCTGTTCCATTTTCTTTATTAAACTAATTTACACATATCAACAAATGCATTCTTACCTATACGCTTTCCGTTATAAAACTACGTTCCATATCCATATAATGTAATCATATATGTAGAGTTGGCTTGCATCTGACTAACTCCGCTTACATTAAGATAATTACCTATACCTAAATTAACTGTATTAGAACCAGTTCTAATCATAAATTTGAACTCTTTAACAGAATTGTTATCATTAACATTAGATAGTTTAAGATTAATCCACCAAGTCTGTCCTGCAGGATATGAGAATGCTGAATTGTCTAATATATAAAATACATTATCGGTTACATCGCTTATATAATTTTGATTAGTAACAACCTGCTGCCTTGGCAGTAATTTTGACTTAATATTTTCTAAGAAGCGATTTAACCCATTTAAAGTTACTACTTTCATACCATATTATTATAAGTTATTAATTTAATATAGCATCAATCTCATTCTCTTGTATTCTAACTATACTATCGAAAACTTTAGTGTAGTCATCTGAGAGTTTCATTAGGTGGTTATCACACCAAGCGTATATATCGCCATTAGACTCATCATAGTATATTTTTCCAACTACTGGCGTTACGCCAAAATCTGATGTTGTACCATAATTTGAACCGCCAGTAAAAGAACCACAATATCCACCATTATCATTATCAACGAAAACCATTCTAACATCATCATACATTATACTATCGCCAGAACCTGACATCATTATTATATCAACATTATGTACGATTTTTTTAAATGGTAATATCTTAGGCTTACTTATTTCCTGTATATCTTTAAATGATAATATCTTAAGCCAAAAATATGTTGATGTTTCCTTACTCGATGTGCTATTATAATATACATATCTTTCCAGGCTATTAGAATCTACAAATGTTATAATTCTACATTTATCATTATTCTAATCTTTGTACATCTTTAATACAGCATCTGCAAGATTTGTATATTCTCCGTTTGGAGAAGCGTCATATACCTATGGAGTAGGTGTTGTTGGCTGTAATGAAGAACCTAAATTTAATATTGTTTTTTTGATTGAGTTTGCATCAAGTATATCTCCCTCTTCAAAATGCTACGAACGAACATCGTCATTATTTGCGAGCATTATAACTTTCGGAGTTCTCGGTAAGAATATATTTTCAACCAATCTCGAACCAAAAAGTTTAGATTTTTTCATGTGCTATAATTTTATATAATTATACAAACATAGGGATTATATATATACAATATAATCCCGTTATTGTCATAAACAGCTAAAGGGAACTACACTTATTGTGTAATCCCCTCAACTTAGAAGCATTGCTTTTCTATAATTATAACGCCGCTTCCCGTAGCAACATCACGCGTTATGCGGCTACCTCAGACCCCTCATTTGAGTCCGCCGCTACCGTAGTAGCATCTACTTGATTCTTCTCAACGTCTTGTGATTCCTCTGCAGATGCATCAGGCGCGCTCAATTTCTTATCGCTGGAACCAAAACCATTCTCACCACGTTCACTTTCGCTCAATTCCACTGCCTCTGTTACAGTTATTTCAGGAATTGGCATGATAATCAATTGTGCAAATTTTTCACCTACACCATACATAGCTGGACGAGCATCTGTTGTAACATGCATCTTAGCCATGATTTCACCTCTATAGCCAGAGTCTATTACTCCAACCGAGTTTGTTAAAAACATAGATTTGTTTGCAATTGATGAACGAGGGAACAGTAACCCAACATGACCTTCTGGTATTTCTACAGCTAAGCCAGTATGGTAAACAACTACAGTTTGTCCACATTCATTAGATTCTAATGAAATACCAACTGTTGTTAAATCAAGTCCTGCGTCGCTCTTATGCGCGCGTATAGGCAATACAGCCTTTTCATCTAATCTCTTAAATTTAAGTTCCATTCGTATTAGTTTAATTAATAAACATTTAATTAACCCATCTTACAGCATGGGAAATCTGTTATGGTCGCCGCACTAGGACTCGAACCCAGACTGACGTGGGGTTAGGGCCCACCGCGCTACCATTACGCTATACGGCAAAAGTGTGTAAATTTTATAGATGCTACACTATCTTTATATTTATAAATTAAATTCTATCACATTGATTGTGTAATTATGTGTATTAAAATTATGAAATGTAGTTGCGGAGGATGGAATCGAACCACCGACCTCCAGATTATGAGTCTGGCAAACTACCTCTGTTCTACTCCGCGATATTCCTCTTTGATAGAGGTATTTAATATGTATTATAAAAATTTTATGTTAGACTGGGTTGCCCCCAACTATCTCTGTTTACAGTACAGAGGAACTGTGTTTATTAAAATACACCGTTTGAACAATCATTACATGAACAATCGCTAAGATTGCAATTAGAAGCTTCTTTTTCAGCAATCTCTCTTTCATGCTTTTCTTTTCTATCCAAAAGATATTGTCTTATTATGTCATCGTTTGAAACAGATACAATGGTCTTTTCTCCAATTCTGAATGAAAATACAACATCGCCTTTTTTTTACATTGTATACAGTGTCGTCATCATGTGTTGTTATTGTCATATCATCATCTGCAACGAACATTCTGTTTACAGATGGATATATTGAGAAAATTGAGTTTGAAAATAATTTACCATCTTTCTCAGATACTTCAACAAAGTCTCTCCAGTTTGAAAATATTACATTCTTCATAATTACTTACGTCTGAATATGTTAAAAAACTTTTTAAACAGAGAACTTCTTTTCACAACAGCTCTTTCGCCGTCAGCTTTAATATAATCTCCATCATTTAGTTCTACTGCATCTGTGTAGCAGATTTCAAATCCATTATCGTCAAAGCGAACAGTATTGCCTCTATCGAAAATAAACTTTATTAAGCCAAATATTACATCACGTTCAACAATATCACAGTATTCTGCAAACAAATGCTTTGTTACAGGTATGTTATTATTAATATAACCTTCAACAATTGCAACAACAGCGTCATCATATGATTCAAGTTTTGTCATATCAATGATAAGCTCTTTCTTATTTTTCTTTACACTCTTCATTTTATTGTATATTTTAAAGTTTTATCTTCTTTATATCTTTTCTTAAGCTTAAATTTAAAAAGACCGTTAAAAAGTATATCTTGAGTATTATCTTCACTCTTCATAACTTCTACTGTTTGTAGAAATACATGATTACATACTTTCTTTACAACATCTTTATCGTATCCAGTCTCTTTAGAAATCTATTTAACTATAGTGTCTATGTTTATCATTTACACTTAGCCATAATATCGTAGTAATAAATAAGTTTGCTGCTTTTAAGTAAATCAAAACGCCTACCACTAATATTCTTCATAAGTATAACGTCGCCAACATTTATATCATATGGACGGTCTTTCATTCTCATGTATGACATTGGTAGTTTAATTACTACAGCTCTACGAAAATCAGATTCAACTTCTTTAACCTCAGTTTCTACTTTATCAAAATCTACTGCAGAAACACCGTTTTTATCTTTCGTGGCAGTATTATTTGAAACTGGTTTACTAAATTCTTTCTTGACCATAATTGGGTCCAGCAACTTCACTAAAAATGTATCAGTAAATTCATATTGAATTTTTTCAGCTATACTTTCTGCAAGCTGCGACTGGTCTATGATTGTGTTTTCCTTTTCCATTACTTCTTTAAGGTTTTGAGATGGTTTAGAACTTTAATTAAGTTTTTAAGAACTGTTCTCTTCTCAACTTTAAGACAAGCTGGTTTTTCTTTAAACTCTTCATCAAGATTAGATAACTCTTTATTGTATGTATCAATAAGAATATCTATTTCTGTAAAAATATTCTTGAACTCTACGGCAGCTTTCTTTTCGAGAACTTCTTCAAGATAACCTTCATTTATAAGTTCATTTGCATATTCTGCATCAATCTTAAATGAAGCATCAAACTTGAAATGTGATTCTTTGTCATCATAACCTCTTGACACTGCATGTTCGTAAAATTTCTTATCTTCTGATAAAGTTAAAATATCACCAACTTCTAAATTGAAGAATGGAGTTTTTACTCTTAATTTGTTTATCATGTGTTTTTCTTTTATTGAAATTTGACCCCATAACGTAAGAATGTTAAAACTGGTTGCAAAATATGAAAAACTTTTTAAATTTGCAACTTTTGGATATATATATCCGTTATGGGGGATATAGGGGGTAAGGTGTATTGAGATATATAATACAAACTATATAAAAACTATGAAGAATATAGATATATACGAAACAATATACGAT